AAGGCCTATGCTGATCAAAGATTTTCCTCTATGTTTGACAATGAGGTGAATAGATATTTTGACGACCTCAATAAAAAGATGGAAGATGCTCTTCCTAACTACTATACCCATGCTGAACAGGATTCCAGATGGTATTCCACTGATAATATATGGACAGCTAACTTCTGGTCTGATAAAGTTATCAAGAACTTAGGATATTCTGCAGGTTCAATGCTTGGTGGTGGACTTTGGGGTAAAGCTCTTAAAGGTATATTTGGGATTAACAAGTTAGTTAGAATGGGAAAAGGACTGGAACTAGCTAAAGGTGTTGATGATGCTATTGCATCAACTACAAGATTAAGTAGATTTGGTGCTGTTAGTGAAGCAATAGGTAGTATGGGTGCCAAAACTTTAAACCAGGCTGGTAAAATTATATCCAATAGTGAAAGAGGAATTGTCTCTCTTATGGGTTCTGCTGGAGAAGCCAGTATGGAAGCTCTAGGTAATATGAATAATTACAGGGATAAGATGATTCAAAATTACATAGATAGAAATGGTTACCCTCCTACAGGTGATGACTTACTTGAAATTAATAATCATGCAGAGAAAATAGGTAACTTTACCTGGGGAATGAATGTAGCTCTGCTTACAGCAACTAACTATATGATGCTCCCTAAAATCTTCAACAGTTCTAAAGCTGCTGAAAAAAGAGCAATGAATGAAGTTATTAAAGAAGGAGCAGAGGAAGGATTACAGGGATTAGAAAAAACAATGGCCAGAGTGGACGCTGCATATGTATCCAAACCTTTCATTCTTGAGAGAATTGCTGGTAAAAAGATTGGTGGAGCCTTTGATAAGTACTTAGTTAAACCTGGAGCTCTGTTGTTTTCAAGAATGGAAGCCTTTGAGGAAGGTATGCAGTTTGCAATTGAATCAGGAACAGAAGATTATTTTAAAAGAGCTGAAGAAAATAACGAAGATATTGCAGATTTCTGGGATAATTTTACAGGTACCATGGGTAATATCTTTACTGAAGGTGTTCATAAAGCTTTGACCACTAAAGAAGGATTGGAAAGTATTCTTATTGGTGGTATTTCTGGAGGGTTACAAGGATCATTCTCTCCTTTTGGAGACAGTAAGTTGAGAGAAAGAGGTATCACAGGAAGAGGAGGATACAAAGGAAAAAATACTGATGCTGCTATTCAGGAACTAGGTAAGGGTACTTTGACTAAAGCATTGAAAGATGCTAAAAAATATTTTAGTATTGGTATAAATTCCCAACAACTAAGACAAGCAGCAATTGCTGACAATAATACTCTGGCTGAAAAAGACTATGAGAGAGATTATGTTCAGGCTTATATTATGCCAAGAATCAAATATGGTAAACTTGAAGCCATAAAAGAAGAAATCTCTTTGTATAGAGAACAAGCAATGGCTAGTGATAAAGCTTTTGAGGCTATGCAGGATGAAGGTATTGTTTTAGAGAATGAAACAAGAGATCAATTTCTTGGTCGCTTATCCAGTCTTGAGAACACAGCTGTCCAAATGGATAAAATCTATAATACTATTAGTGACAATTACTCAGCTACAATGACTCCTGATGGTAAAAGAGTATATCCTGATGATGTTGTGGATATGTTGGCTTATGCTTCTGGTAAAGTATTAGATTATGATACCAGATTAAGAGATTTAAATAGTTCTTTATTGGCAAGAGATGTTAAAACTCTTCCAATTGAAGAAGCTATTAAAGCAAGTGAGGGGTGGAAAACAGGAGATGTAAACAAAATTGTTAATGACAAAGATGTTAAACAGGCTACTCTTGATGCTCTTGCTGCAATAGAATCTCAAGAAGTAGATCCTAATAAAGATAAAAAAGATATCAAAAAAGATTTGGTAGACTTTGCTTCTATGTTGGTTAAAAGAAAAGCTTTTGCAACTGAGTATGAGAATATGAAAGCTAAGCCAGAAGAATATACAAGAGAAGAAAAGATTGATGTTACTGACCCAACTGGAGCACTTAAAAGAGACCCTACCAAACCAAGAGAGTCAATAATAATTAAAACCAAAAAAGGAGATAAACAAGTCTTTATTGGTGAGATGTATATGCAAGGCAGAATTACAGAGAAGAGTGCTAAAGATCATGATGTCTATAGTGCTCCTATAATTGTAGTATTAGGAAAAAATGCAGATGGTACATATAAAATCAAAACAGCTAGTGGAAAGATAGTAGATAAAACTGCTCAGGAATTAGAAGAAGACAGTCTTTCCTTAGTAGAAGATTTAAAACAAAATAAAAAGGTAGCTTTCTATATAGCTAACTGGAATACTATATATAAACACAGAGGAGCAAGAGTTAATGGTAAAGCTGCCATGGGTAGAATCCATTATGATAAAGAACTGGACAGAATAATGTTTGTTTATAAAAATCACAAAGGACAATTGGTACAAAAAGAGGTTATAAATACTGACCTCTCTATGAAAGAAGCCATTGCACAAGGATATAAACAACCTAAAATGACTCCTGAAGGTGTGCTTACTCCTAAGCAACAGGCAGCAACAGATGCTTTTGTAGCACAAAAAACTTCTATTTCTGAAAAGTTAAGAGTAAGAAATAGTATTATGGTTGATTTGTATAACACAAGCAAAGAACGTTTGGATAAAGTTGTCAAAGATTTAGAGAATGCCAAACAAAAACTAGCTTCTGAAACTGCCAAATTAGAACAACAAATTAAAGAAGAGGCTGTAACCAAAACAGGAGAGGTACGTAAAAGAACAACCAAACTTTTCAGAGACCTAACTAAAACTCTTGCAACTCTAAGAGAAACTCTTACTAATGATATTGAAGAACTGGAAGCTGAAAGAGAAGAGTTAGAAGCAACTATTCCTCAGTTTAAAGTTTTCTTAGATGATTTGGGTTCTGCTCCAGAGAGTGGTTTTGAAATGATTAAACAACTTAAAGGAGATATCAAAGATCTAGGAGAATTAGTTGAAGCTACTAAAGATGCTATCAAGCAAACTAAGTCAATGTTAGAGCATGTGAATGAGTTATTGGTAAATGCTCTTGGCGTGCTTAATACCTATATCAAAGATTTAAAAGCAAAAAATCCTAACATACCATTATTCGTAGATGACTTAATAGACAGAATAGAAAAATACCTAGGTCCTGAGGGAGCACAGAAATATGTGGATGATAGGCTTGGTCTCACAGAACAAGTGGTAGAGCTCGAGAGTGATATCAATAATTTCAAAGCAGAAATTAATGTACCTGCCCTTGAGAAGAGAGCTGGCGTCCTTACTGCTGATCTCCAGGAGCTTGAAAAAAGCTTAGCTGAATTGCTTGCTATGCAGAAAGCCAAAGAGGTAATATTAAATGAATTCAAAGAGTATGCTGTAAGAGAAGCAGAAACTAAGAAGGAGGAAAAGAAACTACAATCTAATCCTGACTTCTATAAACTTCTTGTGGGCACATTAAATAAAATTGCACAGAACTTCTTTGGTGGAAGAGATTATGAAGCTGAAGCCAAGAAACCAAATGTTGCTGTAGTATCTTCCACTCGTGCTATTGATGATGGTAAACCTCATCAGGCCAGAGCTAACCATTTTGGTGCAAGACTGGATAAAATGCCTGACAGAAAAAGAAAAAACATAAAAGGTATTATAGTTACCCAAAAAACTCAGGCAGGAGTTATCGATGGCCTTGTTGAGCATTTACTCTCTATGGTTGAGGATGCAGAAGAAAGAGCTAAATATCCTGCAGATGAGTTTATAGTTATGGTTATGGTTGAGACTGACAGAAAAGGAAATAAGTTTCTTGTAGACCAGGATGGTAAACGTATCCCTGCAGGAGCTGATGTTCTTAACACTGCCATCTATCAAGTGTTCCCTACCAAAAAACTACAGGGAACTTACAGAGATGCAAATGGTAAAAAAGTTTTAGGCAGTATGTTCAGAGATGATACTCCTAAAAATGTAGTTGATTCTCTTACTGCACAATATGAAGAATGGGTAGATAAACAATTAGCTTTGGATAAACACGAAGCAGCTTATGATATAACTGCTTCCTTTGGTTTCCCTGACTTTGTTAAGTATATGGGTGAGACTAAAGAAGAGATAGACCATAATGCAAGAACCTCAGCTAAAGCTGCAGGGCTTATAACAGATAAGGATTTAGAAATAGGACCTGTAGTTTCAGTTAAAATGAGTAGTAATCCTTTTACTGTAGGTAATACTACTTTCAAAGATCCTAAAGGAAGAGTGTTCTTGGTTCTTAAAAATGGTGTTGCCAAGTTATTTAACAAAAACTTTTCAGAGGATGAGGCTATTGTGATTTATGATGTAATGCATCAAGTATCCAAAAATCTTCTCAATAATGGAGGTAAATCAGATCCTGAGACAGAAGTACTATTTGACTGGCTTAGATCTACAGTATATTGGGGATTTGCAAAAGACAGAAAAGGTAAAGAAAAACCAGCTGGCTACAATAATATATGGTTTAAGAAAGTAACTGATGAGAAGGGTGAAGATAAAGTAAGATTGTTTATCTCTGGAAAAACCACTGATCCTGCTCAGGCTATGGAATTCACTCCAAGACAATTGGAAGCCAGAAGAGGAGAGATACTTATAGCTCTTCAAAAGATGTACAATAATACAAGTAATCATCTTTCCAATGAAAAATGGCAGGATCAATATGTTGAGATAATTGGCATAAAACCAGATGGTACTCCTGAAACTAGAGAGTGGCTTAACTATCAGACTTATTTATTATCAGATACATATCCTGATGGAAGTGAAAGAACAGGAGATAAGATACCTCTAACAACAAAATTCAGACCATTAGTGGATGAGAATGATACCAACAGAAAAGGTATATACTTCTCTCTTACAAGTGGTCCTAAAATATTTGAAGAGCCTGAACCTGAAATACCTAAAGAAGTTCCTGAAGAAGCACCTGAAGAAGATGAGGAAGTGGAGGAAGAAGAACCAGGTTATGTTACTGAAGAAGGATATGTATTCAATGGAACAAAAGAGAATACCATAATGCTTAACTCAGGTCCTGCTACCTTTACTATGGATATCTACAAGCATATGTTGGATGGTGCAGGACTATCTGTCTCTGCTCCTGGTTCTACAGTTGATGCTGTTATGAAGAAATTCAATGAGACTGAAGCACAGGCTATTGAAAGAATTACAAATACTGTAGCAACAAAGCTAAAAGATACCATTGATCAGGCCATGTCTGATTTACAGGCTGAACAAGAAGAAGGAAAAAAAGGAACAGAAGGAGTTCCTGAAGATCCTAAAGGCCCTCCAGTTAAAGTGGTTCCTACGCCTACTGTAGTGGGAGGGATTGACTTCAGTGGTAATACTTGGAATGACTTAACTATAAAGTTTGGTCCTATAAGATTTAAAATGGATGCTAAGAAGTTCTTGGCAGGTGACAGATCAAGAGATGCCATTGATGTTGAAGTTGATGATGTTATTCTTGAGGCTATCAAGACAGCTAAAGCAGCTGAGGGATATGATGACCAGGATGCTATTGCTTTTGTTTATCAAAATATATTGTTCTTAATCAAGGATCAGTTGGCTTTGTTTGATATCAAACAGAACGCCACTCCTCCATTGAACAATCCTCCTGTTGAAGAAACTGTTGTTGAGGAAGCTGAAACTCAGGTTATTCCCTATAAAGGAAATACCTATACTGTTGATTTTAAAACAGGTACTGTTACAAATAACAAAACAAAAAAAGTTGTATCTCCTACTTCAGTTGTAGGTAAGGCAGTACTTAACCAAGTGGATTGGGATAAAGGAGAGGAGAATGTGGAAACTCCAGAAATTAAACCTGTATATCTTCCTGATACACCAGATGACTTCAATGATACACCTCTATTGAAAAGTATAGCCTCTGGCTTGAAAGTAGTATATGTTCCAAGATTCATCCAGGAAGAAGCTTATAAAAATGATAAGCAAAATCAAGGACACCAATCTATTGACAGAATAATAGAAAGAGGAGGATATTCCGTAGAGGAATTATTTAACTTATTACCTAATTGGAGAGAACTAATAAACAAAAAACTTGCTGAAAAAGCTAAAGCACCTAAAGCTCCTGCTGCTGTAGAAGTACAGAAACAAATTGAGGAAGTTAAGGAAGAAGGTAAAACAGCAAACGCTGCTGTAAAAACTGATATTGCTAATGCCAATAAAGTTAATCTTGAGGAAGCAGGTAAACCAGACAAGATTGATATCAACGACCCTTCGATTGGAACTGATGAGAGCGACGAGTTTGATTATCGTTTAGAAACTCTTGAACAAGCTAATGCTTTTGAAACTGAAAACTGGAAAAAAGTTGAAGAATTTATAGGTGAAAACTTTCCATGGATTCCTGTTTATAGAGTAATGAATATGATTAAAGCCACTAATGGTAGACAAGCCCATGGTGCCCTGCATAAAGCTGCTATCTATCTGTCTCAAAATGCTGAGGTTGGTACTGTATACCACGAGGTATTTGAGGCTGTATGGAAAATGTTTGCTGGTCCAAAAGAAAAAGAGGCTATCATCAGAGAGTTCAGAAGCAGACCAGGGTACTTTATAGACAGAGAAGACCCACTACAAAGAAGAATTAAATATTCTCAGGCTACCAGTCACCAGATAAAAGAACAGTTAGCAGAGGAGTTCAGAGATAAAAAGTTATATGGTAAAGACCCTATTACATATAAAGGAAAAAATCAAGGCAACCTTATCAAAAGATTATTTGATGATTTGATTAATTGGTTAAATACATTCTTTACAGGGAAAGAAGCTATCAGCAATACTGAAAAATTATTCAGTAAAATAAGTAGTGGTTATTACAAAACATATAATCCTTACTTAACAAAATTATCTTTTGCTCAGGCAGGGATAATTGATATTGCAGATATTGATGTAGGTGATAGTGCTGAGTTGAGAATAAATAATATCCCTGCTATGCAGATTCATGATATTATTCAATTCATGACATTTAAAGCACTCTCTCCACTAGCTGAGTCTAATGAGATATTGTTCTCTCTTAAAAATGTTTTGGCTAAAGATAAGGGTAAAGCATATGAAGATTTAAAAAAACAGGTGCTCAGCAGACTTAAAACACAAGCCTTAACCTTATCAAAACAAGGTACTGAAAAAGGAGGATTTACCCCTGGAGAACAAAGAATGTATGAAAACATTGTACAACTATTTGATACTGTTCAGGATGAGTGGGATGAAATTGTTGAGAAACATGCTGAGCATTTAAAAACATTTGGGTTAGAGTTTGATGAAAATGATGAGTTAAATTTAAATACAGAAGAAGCAGAAGGTAAATCTGATTGGCAAGATGCAAGAACTATTGATAGCTTCAGAAAAGCTAACAGCGCAGTTAAGTTATTGTTAGGTACACTGCCTGCCAAGAGAATGGTAAATGGCAAACCTAAGATTATATTGTCTTCTATTGGTGGTCCTACATTATTACCTGCAGATGCTATTCATATAGATATGCAGAACAGGCTCCACGATGCTGTTACTCCTGGTGAGATGATGGAGAGATTGAATAACATAGCTCTGAAAGAAGCTAATTATCACCAACTATTCAGACGTCTTACAGGACAAGACCCTTCTGAAAATGAATATGATTTCGCTGATATAGATGAGTCTGACTTCAGATTGATTAGTGCTTTCTGGAGAACCATGAAGAAACAGAATGCTGATGTTGTTACAGTATTTGTTCAGCCTTCAGGAGAAGTTTTTGTTAGTGATAGTACTTTAGCCAATGCTTCTAAGGAATCAAAAAGATCTATGATGGGAAGTATTATAGCTGGTATGAAAGAAGAAACAACTCCATACTTTACATATGGGAAAGATGGTAAATACAGAGCTACAGATGTACTTAAGAAAGTGACGTTTGATAAAATGAATTCATATACAAAATTTCTGGAAGGGTTGGGAATCATAATAGATCCTATCAGAATGGAAACAGAGTTTATGCCTCATGAACAAAAGAAATTCAAAGAGATAGTAGCGTGGATACAAAGTACCATAGCTGAGATTGGAGATAAAGAAACAGTGGTTGATCCAGAAACTGGAGAACAAGTTACATTGGATAGTGCAATTATGACCATTAATTCCACTACTCTTGATATTGATACACGTATGTCTCAACTTGGCGTCTTTAAAGCCAAGCTCGATAATCCTATATTTGAGAGCACATACTTTAATATCAATGGGCAACGTACACAATCTTATGTAGGTCCTAATGCTCCAAGTAATTTCTATGATGTTATTTCCAAAGTACAACACTTTGAAGAAGACTTACAAGAACCACAGAATAGAGGATATCGTTATCTGTTAACAGACAAATTTGCTAAGGGTAGCTTGATACTTAAGAGAATGTTTGTACAGGAGAAAGATGGTACTTTCTCTGATAGAATAAGTGGTTCTGAAGGAATTATGAAAACTACTTTTGTTGATGGTACTGTAGATGAATATACTGGTAAGAAAAAAGAATCCTCAAAATTAAACTATGCTCAACGATTTCTGCAGGAAATCAATTTGAATATAGAAGGTATTTTCCTTAACCTGGTTCCTGGAGACTCTTCCATAGAGCATGCTAATAGATTACACCATGATGATAAACCTTTTGTTAATACTTCAGCTTATCAAAATAAACTACATCTAGCAATCTTTAGGGATTATTTTATATCTGAAGTAGACTTGGCCAGAGATGATCGTCCTGTTGTAGGAGATAGAAAGACTACTGATTTACGTTTCTTTAAATCTATACTTGCTGATCCTAAATCTAAAACTCCTAATGCTTTACATGATATGATTATGTACAGTGATGAAAGTGGTGCGCTTACTGCTGAGGAGTTATATGATGATTATAAAAAAGAAATTGATATTGCTGTACAAGAGTATATAAAACAAGAGGCAAGAGATACCAAAGAATTATTTGATAGGTTTCAAATAATTAAATCAACCAAAGAGGGACTGGTAGCTCCAGGTTTGAATTTCAAAGAAGAAGAACTTTCTGGAGAGTTTCTTAAACAGAAACTTGAGGTGCTTTCCACTAACTATATAATAGCCAATATTGAGATGCACAAACTAATTTACTCAGATCCTTATCAGTATACTGATGAGTTGAAACGTATCAAAAACTTTAACTCTCCAAGACAGGCATTATTATTTGGTACCCCACAACTTAATGCTTTTCTGCATAGTTTCTACAATAAAGGAGTTGACCCTAAAGATAAGTCTGCTTACTCTGATTTTAACAGAGATCACTTTAGAGCAATCAATATTGCTGACATTCTTGGTATTGGAAAAAATATTGGCTACTCAGAACCTACTGAAACAACAGATGGTGGTGGATATATTACCATACAGGGTGCACGTAAGTTTAAATTAAGAGTAGGTGAGTGGACTCCTGCAAATGAAAAACAGTTTCAACATGACTTAGGTTATGAAAGATTAGCTAAATCTGGTGCAAGTAAAGAAGCACTTAAAAAATATGAGAGAAAGAATCCACATGTTAAGAACACTTACACTCCTATAAAACCTATTGTTTCTGGTAATAAAGAAAATGGTAGAGATTATAATGATGTAGTGTTACATAAATTTGCGTTAATTCCTATATCATATAGAATATTACATCAACTGGAAGAAAATTCCATGGCTGTAAAACTTTATGATAAAATGATTGATGAGGATATTGACTATGCAGTATATGCTTCTGGAAGTAAAGTGGGTACTGAAAAAGTTCACGATATATATGACAGAGAAACTGGACAGTTTAATGATGCTCCTTTTGAAACAGAAGCAGAGAAACATGGTTTAATGACCAACGATTTTAAACGTGGAGTATCAAATATTCCTTTCTCTATTGTAGGTTTACAAACTGAAGTTCCTTCTAAAGACACACCATTAGTAACACAAGGATCTCAGATAACCAAGTTGGTTACCATGGACTTCTTGGAAGCTGGTGTACCTATTGACTTTATGCCTGGTGAAGAAGATTATATGAAAAGATTTAAAGCTTGGACTAAGCTTGATGAGAAAGGCAGAATGCAATCTGAATTGTACAGAAAGATTAAACATAACCAAGAACTTCTTGAAGAAAAAATTATTGAGGGATATGAGTCTTTGCTTAAAAAATTAGGTATTGAAGCTACTGTTAATGATGAAGGTGAAGCTGTTTTTATAATTAAAAGCAGAGAAAGATTTATGAAAACCCTTAAGGATGAGATTCTTAAAAGAGAAGTTAATGATAACATCACTGCTTCTTTTGAAGGATTTGAAGATGGCCATGTCTTACTTGAAGCTACTCCTTCATACCAACAGATAAGAAATATACTTTACAGTATAGCTGATAAGAGTGTTGTAAGACAAAAAATCTCTGGGGGATTGAAAGTACAAATTCCTTCAGCAATGCTATTGGATAAATTCAAAGTTATTGTTGGTACTTTTACAAATGAGAAAACAGGAGAAACTAAACCTATACTTGAGTCTGAAGAATTGGCATTTTATGAGAATGAAGATGGTAAGCGTGTGTGCGAGATTATGGTTGCAAGATGGTTTAAAAGCACTAAAACTGATGAGGAGTTACTGGAGTACTTCAATGAAGATCCTGAGGGCCAGAAACAATTGGCTGCTCTTACAGGTATAGCTTTTCGTACCCCTACACAGAAACAAAACTCTATCGAAGTATTTAAGATAAAAAGATTCCTTCCTGAAGATTTTGGTGATAGTGTTATTGTTCCAGCAGACATTGTTAAAAAAACTGGATCTGACTTTGACATTGATAAATTATCTATTTATTTAAAATCATTGTTTGAAGATGTTGATGGTAAGATAAAAGTTATTCCTTTCTATGGATATGGTCAACAGGCTAAAGATAAGTTTGGGGCTATGTTTGACAAAATATTAACCACTGAAAGACATAAAGCTATTTCAGGATTTGCAAATGCAGAATACATGAATGATATGTTTCGTGATATTGCTACTGGAAAAGCTACATCTAAAGACAGAGAGAAATGGATTCCTAAATTCCACGATATGTTTAGTGATCTTGCAGATGAGAATGGTGTTATTGATGCAGAAGATGTGAGACTGGAATTCTTATACAGTATTCAGAAAAAAGGTAAAACTCTACTTAAGCTTACTAATGAAGATTTACAGGATGTGCAGAGAGATCTATTTATGGATAAGATGTATAGAAAATCTTTGGAGAATGAATATATCAGCTCTCTTGAAGATTTAGTTTCTGATAAACATAATTTTGATGCTTTGGTTAGACCTAACTCTGCAGAGGATCTTGTAAAACTTAATAATAAAATCAATGAGTTAAAAGGCATTCCTAAAACTGACTATACCAATGTGGGTAATATGTTGAGCAGAAAGTTTATGTCAAAACAAAGACACAATTTCGTTTCTGGTAAACAAGGAATTGCTATTGCTGCTATTGCTCAAACTAATAATGCCCAAAACCAACGAAGCCCTATATTTACAGATTTCAGAAAAATTTATCAAGCAGGCTTTAATGAATTGGATAAAACTATCTTAGGAGGTAATTCTAATGCTGTTACTTATGCCAATAATCATAGGATTAATTTTAGAAACTATAATGCAATTGAAGTAGATGGTGTTATATATCCTACTTTATCCATTTCTACAGCTAAACAGACTTTAGCTGAAAAAGTTGCAGGTAAAGCAAAAGAGTTTATATCTGATACTATAGGAATGTTTATTGATGGTTATGTGGACGTTGCTAAAGGTGCCTGGATTATGGAGATGGGAGCAACTTATAATACAGCAGGTACCTGGTTGTTCCTACTTAAACTTGGTATTCCAAGAAAAGATGTGGCCTACTTTATGAATCAGCCAATCATTGTTGAGTACTTACAGTTGATAGAAAATAAAGGACAGACATGGTTGTTCTCTGATAGAAATATATCAGAAGCATTAGCAATGTTTGAGCCTATAAAAGCTATGGATAAAGAAGAGGTAGATAGAATTAAAGGGGATATAAACGAAATTCCTGATGCAGATACATTGGAAGGACTTATAGGTAGAGAACCTGGAGATATGACTGTTGAGGAAATGTATGAACAACAGTTTATGTTGAAAGAGTTTGTTAAGTATGCTAAGTTGGCCTCCCAACTATTTGAAGTGATACAAGGAAGTAATCATGATACTGCCAATATCAATGACCCATACTTGGTAACTAAAAAAGAATTTCAATTGGAGGCTGCTCGTAATACAATTATCTCCAGTGTAAATGAGGATGGGGAGACTATTACAGGTGTGGACAGTATTATGAATAACTCTTTTGTTGGAAGACTTAGTGACTTTATAAATAAGTATCGAAATGCCTTCTCTACAGTACTCCTGTCAGACAGAAGCACAGTAAGAAAAGTTATGATTGATGTACTTAAACCATATATGAAGCTTAATGATAGAGACTTTGTTAAGGTTAGCCAGAAAGCAGTTAATGATTTGTTTGATTGGGCTGTTCAGAATGACAGAAGTATTAATAATCATGTTGTGAGTATTATGTTAGGTGATGAAAGTGAGGAGAGTGCTGCCAAACAAATTATGGAATACAGAGATAAAGTACTTGGTAATGAATCTAAAAAGATTCCTGCAGATCCATCTCATCCTATGTTCGATAATATAATTCTTAACTCCTTGATACTGGAGGAAGGTAATAATACTAAGAAAGTAGATAATATATATCTTGGTAAGATTGATAAAGTGTATGGTCAGAACCTGATCATCTATGGATTCAATGAATTAAGAGAACACTTAACTGGGGAAAAGAATCCTCTATATGGTAAGATAGTTAGACTAGCTGTTCTTCAGTCTGGTTTAACCAATTCTCGTATAGCTTTTACAACTTTACTTCCTTATGGAGACTTTAAAGAAGTATATAATGCCACTCTTTCCAAATTAGAAGAGATGGAAAACCTTCAGGACTTTAAGAATCTGGATGTTTTTGAAAGAAACAATTGGAACAACAGAGATATAATGCCTTTTGTTATGGGTAACATGAGACCAAGTAAGTTTGGAGTAGGTAACTATGATTTAAACACCTGGAAAATTGGTGAGCAAATAACTAAAGCTGTTAAGAATTTTCAGATACCTCATATTGTAAACCTTGATATATCTTCTGGTGATGCCAGAGGTGACTTTATTGTATACTCTTATGATACATGGATATCAAAAGCCAAACGTATACTGTCCAAAAAGACTGGAGACAAAAGTCATGTCAATAAATACTTAATGAAAAAGGTATATACTGAGAATGCTAAAGGAGAAAGAGTACCTTTGATTAATATAAGTAAAGATAAAGAGGGTAGAGAATATCATAAATATGTATTCAAAGCCATTAATGCTTGGGGAGACAGTTTTAAAGCAAATGAGTTGTATGATTATCCAGAAGTATCTAAATTAGATAATGATTTCAGACGTGTTATACAAAAAAATGATGCAAAACATAAAAGAACAGGAGCTCCTGAAGTGGAAGATAGTGTGATTGTAGATTTACTAACAGGTAAACTTACTTCAGATCAACTGGCTGCATCCAATAGAAAAACTGATTTGGAAGCTGCAGGAGTTACAGATGTAGTTCCTTCTGCTGTAGAAGTTCTTGCAGAGTCTGGGCCAAGACACTATGTAGGAGAAATAATTCCAGCTCCTGATGTAATATTTGTATTTGGAAGTAATCCTGAGGGAAGACATGGCCAAGGTGCAGCTGCTGATGCTATGAAGAAATTTGGTGCTAAGTATTATCAGGGCAGAGGATTACAAGGAGGTGCTTATGCTTTGGTTACCAAAAATCTTAAAGCAGGATTCAAGGAAACAAAAACTGGTATTACATATGATGCTGTTGGTGAAAGATCTGTAAGACCTGACCAGATAGTAAATAACATTGTTGAGATGTATAATGTTGCAAGAGCTAATCCTAACAAGAAATTCCAGATAGGATACAGAAATACAATAGGTAAAACTCGTAATGGATATACAGGATATGAGATGATGGATATGTTTAAGGCTGCAGGTGAGGTCCCATCCAATGTTTACTTCAGTAAAGAGTGGGTGGATACAGGTAAAATGGATGCTGATTATCAATCACCAAACACTCCTAATATAATGGACCCATCTAATAAACCTACAGGAAAACCTGGAATAGATAGAACTGATGATTGTTAATATAAATAATTAAATTATGGCCTGTCCTATTAAAATAAAAGATAAGCTTGTTGCACATGTAGAGAAAGCTACTGACCATGCTCTAAATAAATCATTGCCTGAAGCCCAGGAAATAGGCAGACGTGTTAATGATTCGTTTGGTATGCCTGTTGTCAGATTTTCTCAAACAGATGGTGACTATATAGATAGAGCCATCAATATTCCTCCTGCTTTAGTAGAAATCTATTATCAGAATGAACTGAGAATGGAAGAAGCAGAGAGAACTGAGAATGTTGTTGAGGAAGAGTTGGCTGAAGAAGAAGAACTTAGAGTGATTGATGAAGCTCGTAGCCTTCAACAAAGAGAAGCTGAACGTGCAGGAGAAGAATATGGTGATGATTTATTATACAATTTAGATTCTACAAATCCTGAAGTAAAAATCACCACTCTTAATAAGATAGGTAATTTTATTGAAAAACTGGGAGTACCTGTAGAGTTTACTGATTTTGGTGATTCTCCTGCAGTGGCTGCTGCTAACTTTGTAAAAGGAGTTATTCAGATAACTAGCAACATTGATAAAAGACCTGCAGCCTGGAATAGCCTACCTGAAGAAGCTGCTCACTGGTGGTACAGACTTTTAAAAAATCATGATCTAAAACAAGAGCTATGGGATCACCACTTAACTTTGGCCAAAGCTAATGAGCTGTATAGAACTGAGTATGGAAAACTTGTAACTTCTCCTGAACAACTTAAGGAAGAGGCTATTGGTCAAATCATAGCAGATGTAATACAGAAGATAGAGAATGGTACTGCTACTGAGAAAGAGAAATCATTTTGGGAAAAGTTCAAAGACTTCATAAGAAATTTTTTTAATAGAGATGCTCTTACTGATATATCAGAAGATAGTTTTACTATGGCTGCCCAGAGAATCCTTAACTCAGACTTAAGTGATTTACTATCTCCACAAGAATACAGAGAATTATATCAGATAACAGAAAACATTATTATGGCTGAGGATGCTCCTTCTGAGGATGAGTTTGTTCCTAATGTAGAAAATGTAAATGAGTATATAGATAATCTTCTTGCTGGAAAATTCAGAAGAAGAACAAGGTTTATGCCACAGACTTTAGCAAGAATAAGTTATTTGACTACTGCTGTTTTGAAAAAAGAAAAACTTACACCAGAGCAAAAAAGAGCATTAGAAACAAAACACAGATATGCTACTATTACTCCTGATCTTATTTCATTTGAAACACTTAGAAGAAAACACAAAAAACAACCTATACCTTTAAATGCTGATATTAAAGTTGAGGGTGCAAAAAAAGATGAGATCTCTTTATTAAATACTGTTTTGGATCTTATTAGAAAAGAGAACCCTCAAATGAAATCTATAAATGTTGAAGATTTTATTAATGAGGTTAATGTATTTTTAGATGAAGAATACAGACTGGGGTTTGCTCGTGAGGGAGAGGGAAGTATGTGGGAAACCTGGAAGGTTAATGATACATTTGCTGATCCTACAGATATAAAACACAGAAAAATAAGTTTAAGATTTAATGATGAATATATAGATAAGAGAAGCCACTTTGGTCTTTCTCCAATAGCCTTTGGAAGCTATACTCCTTTTTTGGACAGTGTACTAATACATGAGATTCAAAATGATTTCTTTGAGGAATTAGTGCCTGCTGAAAAATCTGATAAGATGTCACTAGCACACAGTATTGCACAAGTTTTGAAATATAGCAGTATTTTTTATGATACTGTTCTTGAATCTATAGATAAATCTACACCATTTAACTTTAATGAGGTACAGGATTTATATACCAAATTTAAACAGAGATTAGATGAGCAGAATAATATGTTTCCTCAAGATAGTTTGGAACTTGAGCGTGCAAGAGATGCTATGGATAGCTTGTTTAAGATTAAAAGAGTGCTGGATGATATAAGAAACAAAAAAACTCTGAAGTTTGTTGATCAGCAAATAATGGATATGTATAAAGAGAAAGGGTTAATGAATCCTGAGGTAGTAAAAGAGGGTGCTATAACTGATTTCATAAACAGAATAGAAGAAAAAGGTTATCAACTTAAAACAGATGAGAAATATTTATTAAGAATGGCTCTTAGTACTGTAAGATTTTATAATGTAGGATTTGCAAACAGCCTTAACATAGGTAATTGGTTCAATAAGCAATACCTTGAACATAGAAGAAGAGTACAAGCTGCTTATACCAGAGAAAGAGTAGCAAAAAGTTTGGTAGGATATAACAATATGACAGTAGAGGATTTTTCAAGATTAGTGGATAACATTCAATATAATGTAAACCTAACACAGGAAAATAAAGTTGAAGAAGAACAAAGAGCTATTAATTCTAATATTAAATCTTTTAGAAAAGAATTAAATTATTTCACCCCTCTTATTCATAAAGTATTACAGACTGCTATTATAAATAATCCAGGAAAAAAATTATATTTCAGTGGTTATGATATAGCTCTAATCTCTCAGGTTCAAATAGAGAAGAAAGGAGTTAAGACCCCTACAGCAAATTTATATGCAGGACCAGAAGATGTTGCAGCTGGTAAGGCTGATAAGTTAGGAGCCATGTGGATTAATATGAATAATGTAAGAGGAGTTAAATTAAAATATGTTGAGAATATCCCAGGATTTGTAACACCAGTAAGTGGATATGAGATAGATGTTTCCAATTATAAATTTGAAGCACCTATATTATTTTCTTTAAAAGAACAAGTAGCTGAGCAAGCAAGACCAGCAGCTATTGAAGTAGCTCCACAAACTAAGAATGTAAGACCTTCTAAAGCAAATAGTGAAACACTGATTAAGGTGAAAGAAGCTATGCGCCAGATGGGTGTACAATTCCAGCTTCTACATGATTACGTTAAAGGTAATCCAGACATTGATGTGAAAGACGTTAATGGTTTAGCTGACCTGTCTTCAGGAGTAATTGCTGTCGCTCAGGGAATGGAAGATGTTGCGCTAACAGAGGAGATGGTGCACATTGCTACAGCAATATTAGAACAAACGAATCCATCATTGATAACTAACATGATATCAAAGATAGAGAGATTCAAAATCTACAAACTTACATACAACCAATATAAAAACAACAAGAACTACCAGCTGTCCAATGGCAAACCAGACATTCGTAAGATTAAAAAAGAAGCTGTTGACAGATTAATAGCTGAACACATCATACAACAATCTGAAGGAAGCACAGACTTCCCTGAATTAATGCAGAGAGAGGACAGAAATTTGGTGCAGTCATGGTGGGATAATATTCTTGAAACCTTAAGAAACCTTTACAGCAAAACTAAAGTTGATTTATTTGCTCAGGCTGCAGAACATATCATGGCTGGAAACATTGGCAGAATTGAAGACATGAAAGCTCAGGGAGTTTACTATCAGTTAAACAAGAATGTAGTGGGTAATAATGCTCAGGTTGATAGCCTCTTTGATCATGCTAGTAGTATTCATGGCAGAATGGAATTAAAAGATAAAACTGATGCTAAGAAACGTCATTACCTATTGGATAAAACAATAGAAGTAGCCAGAAGTATCACAGAAAAAACCAAAGCAAAAAGCAGCATGCCTGACAGATCAGAATTTGAAAAAATAATTGATCTTCAAAAGCAAAATTGGGGTACTGAAGGGCACAGATATATCCATAAATATATCACTGATAATCTAATAGATAAAGATGGCTTTAAAAAGCCTTTCACAGATATTCCTGTTACCTCTGTATTGGATGATGCTGCTCAAGAAGTACTTAATACATTCTGTCAAAATCTGATTAACTCTTATCCAGAGGGAACCAGATTCTTGCTTGAGACAATGGTATTGAATCAAAGAGAGAAAGGATTGCTTGGTTCTACTGCTGACTTTATTGCAATATCTCCTGCTCAGAAAGCAGATGGTTCAGAAGATATAGCTGTAGATGTGTTAGACTGGAAGTTTACTGACATTGATAAGAGCAGAGAAGAAGATGTGCCTTGGTACAAACAGAAAGACTGGAAGCCGCAGATGGGTGAGTACTCTAAAATTATGTATGAGTATGGAGTGAAACCTGCTCAGCTCAAAAAGGCCAGAATGATTCCTTTCATTATGAATTATGAAGACATTGTTAAAGGAGATAAAAAAAGTGGTAAGAGACCTTCATCAATTGAAGTTGGTAAAATAGATAGCTTGACAGAAACAACCTTGTATCTATTGCCTGTACCTATTAATACTGAAACAACTGGAAATGAGGCTATTGATGATTTATTGAAAACCTTACGTTCTCAATGGGATAAGATGTATTCCAAACAGGTGAGTCCTGAGGCAAGATCTATCAAGAGAATTCAGATGAATGAATTAGCCAAAGCTATTCGTGTTCTGCATGTAACTTTAAACTTTAGTCCTCTGGTAAGTGTGGGTAGAACCTTTGATAAAACGTCTAAGGCTGCTTTAGAGACATTTAAAGACATAGACTATACTAAGTTATCAACAGAACAAATTAAGGCCAAATTACAGGAGCTATTGGAGCACAAAGCTAACGCTGCAAACTTTACTATGCTTGATGAGGCTTTCATCTCTCAATTTGGAGATGAGAACCTGTCACCAGAAGCCACTAAAACTCTGTTGGGATTAAAAGCTGTGTCAGCAAACGCTAAATCCTCTCTTAAAAAAATACTTGTTCTTCAGAAAGAGTATGTAGCACAGATTGCTGTGAGAGAAAAATTTATAAGTGAGAACAATAAAACTGCTTTATTTGATGCTGAAAGAGAAATCAGTGGTATGGTTAAGAACTTTGTTGAGGGAAGCAGACTTCCTGCCAAGCTTATAAACTTTGCTTCCAATCTTATCATGCGTGTTAAGAAATTATCAGAGAAAAAATTCATAGATAAATACAATGAATTCAAACAGATACTTCTTCCTTTAGAGAAAGAAGCAGCTGCTCGTGGTGTCAGAGCTTTTGATATGATTGGCACTACAGACGAGCATGGGTTACATCTTATTAAGAAGGTTAAGAAAGAATTCTGGAATGCTGTTACAGAAGCTAAAGAAGAGGGTAATGAAGATAAAAAGTTCCTTATGCAGAACATGGATATGGTTGAGTTTAACAGACTTGCTAAAGAAGCCATGGATAAAGGTATAGCAGAACTTAATCTAATAGAATTCTCAGAAGATGCAGATCAGGATGCTTATATCAGAGCTGGAAAAATTAAACGCTTAAGAAACTCCATTGATATCAATAGAAAAGATTTCTTTGGCTACAATGAATATGTATTCAATCACATTTTCAGACAGGTAGTCAAATCAGATGATCACTTATCTGATGAGTATAAAAACATGGCAAAAAGCAAAGCTGCTCTGGATGCCTGGAACTTCTTTACAGAAATGAACGAAAGAGCCAGAACTGTTGGGTACATAGATAAACAAGGGATGTCTTTCTTTCCATTAATTGAGGCCAGTATCCTTGATAAAATGAAACAGACAACCAATAAGGGAACTGAACTTTTGGATATCTTCAAAGGTTTGTATACTGTTAAGGTAAATGAGGAACAGACTTTTGGTAAGGTAGATACAGAAACAGGACAAACTAAAAAAACATTACCAAAATACTTTACCAAAAAAGGAAACTTAGCAACTGAGCAACTCTCTACAGATTTGAACAAAGTAGGTGCGCTATGGATTAAAGCCTTAATGGATTTTGAAGCAAAGGATTCCATAGAGAATACCCTTCTTACTATAGGAGCTGTTGAAAGATCTAAAGGAAGCTTAATGGTAGATGAACAGGGAGATTTGATTCCTGAGGGAGCTGGATTTAAAGTTAACAAGAAAGTAAACAAAAATGCAGATGTGTATGATGCTATTATTGATGATGGCTTATATGATTTGGAAGAAAACTTGGGTTCTGTAGGTAATATTAGTTTAAGAAAATTTGCTAAGAGTACTACCAAAACTGCAGAAGCTGGTATAGAAAGAGAAGTTGCCCTTAGAAAAGGATTAAAAAATCTTGACACCTGGACCAGAGCGCTTGCTGTTGGACTTAAACCACTGATTGGATTAGCCAATGCTGTTGGTTTTAATTTCCACGCAATCATTAAGAGTGGAGGTATGTATAGTTGGAATGACTTTTGGACTAATGAAATGAAGATAACTACTGGTATAGGCCTAACCACAGAAGATAAAGCTTTACTACATTATCTTACTACTCCAGAAGATGTTATGAAAGAACAATTAAGAGGAGCTGCATTGAAAAAAGGAGTGCTTTCTTATCTGTCTACTTGGTCCTTTACAGATGTTATGATGCTTACTAACTCTTTCCCTGAGAGAAAACTTATCTTAACCAATGCTAAAAGCTTTAATGATAATGCTATAATCATTGATGGTAAAATCGTTAATGCCAGACAGTATTTGAAAGAGCAAGACAGAGCTACTAAGTATAAATTGTCCTCAGAGGAAAGAAGAGCTAAAGAGAAAGCCTTTCCTGAAAGAGTCAAAGCCCTGATAGCCTCATCAACAAAGCTAACCTCAGCTGTTAAAATCACTGATGAGAAAATAACTATTGAGGGAGTAAGCGAGGATGAGATAGTTAGATATAGTTTGAAGGTATCTGAGTTTTCAAGAAATCTTAATGGTGCCATGAATCCTGATAACAAAGCTGGTTATCGTAGAGATACAATCTTCTCTTCCTTTATGATGTTTAAGAATTGGATTCCTAAGTTATTGATATCTCGTACAGGTGGTATTAAATATAATCTTGAGACTGAGAACTGGGAATATGGTAGAACCAGAGCTCTTGCCAGAGTTATTATGGAAATGGGTAGTTTAAATATCAATAAGCTAATAGCAATTCATAGTGGTAAGGAAGAAGGATTACAAATATTAAGAGACATTCTGGTAGCTAAGAAGGCAGAGCACTTTGAAAAAACAGGACAGGAGTTAGATATAAGCGAAGAAGAATTCTTTGACTTAATGAGATCAGAGATAGGTAATACGTACAGAGAGTTAGCTCTATTGGCAGGTACAATGGGAGCTGTGCTTGCAGTAGGAGCCTTGAAACCACCTGATGATGCTTCAGATATAGAGAAGAACAGATGGAAATGGTGGGCTAAAGCTTTCAATAAAATCCATGAAGAGCTTGCTTTCTACTATCTCCCTACATCAATGGAGTCAATAACAAGAGGAAGTATACTACCTTCTCTTGGTTTACTATCAAAATTTGCACAACTGCTAAAGGCTTTCTATAAAGAAACTGAGGGATATGTTACTGATGATGATAAAGCAATGGAGCAAGCGCATCCATTTAAATACTTTCTTAACTTAATCCCTGGTCTTGCTCAGTTCCAGAATGATTATTTACCATATCTGAATGCAGACTTGGCTAAATGGCAGGGAATAAGAACAACAGAACAATCCAGAAGACAATAATCATGACAGTTAGAAATAAAATATTAGTATCAGTACTTGTAGTACTTCTAATAACCATCATTTTTTTAGTATCTTTGTTACTATCTAAATATCAGGAGTTTAAATACCTGCAGGACAAGCATAATCAACTTAGAATAAGCTACGAAAACTGTCATACAGACAGTGCTAATTCAGTTATTGAGAAAGAGTTGCTCTACTCTAATGTAGAGGAACTGACTACTACTTTAAAAACTCAAACTAAGCTGATTAAAGATTTAACTAAACAAGTTATAGAACTTAAATACAACCCTATAATAGTTAGGGCAATCCCTTGTGATGATGTTCTTCAGGAATATACAAGTCCTGATGACAATACATCAGCACGAGGTTTTTAATATACATCACCATGGTAAAAGAACACTATACCACAGCTAAGCGAGTGGTTTTCAAGAAAAACAGGTTTGGTATTCACGCCAAAAGCAAGTCTAGTAAACTAAAATCTAGTAAAAATTACCATAAACGATACGTTGGACAGGGTAAAAACTAATAACCATGGCATGCAATTGTACAGATTCAATACTTTCAAATTGTAGCAACCAGGATCTATTAAGCTTAGGAGCAATTATTGCTTCTCTTGGTTGTGGTCCTCTTGGTACCAATTTGACGTACATGCCTTCGCCAACTAATGGAACCATCTTAAGTAGCACAGGTACACCTGCCTTTGTGCCCCCAGTGAACGCTGTCAATGCTGGACTAATGCTTCCAGGACAGTACCTTAAGCTATTGAATGAAGTAGAAGTGCTATCTAATAAGCAGAACTCAATGCTTAATGATGGTACAGGGACCAAGTATCCTACAGTGGATGCTGTTAATCTATTTGGTCTTAACATACTTAAAGTTACAGCCAGTACTGGTTTCATAGATAGGGTAGATGACTTCAGTATGGAGCTGATAGATCCTTCTACTATTCACATTACAGCATCAGATCCAGGTGCTTTTGTAAGATCTAAATTATTTGCTACTCCTCCTATTTTCCCAGCAGATGCTGTTGTTAATATTACTGAAAGAGACTATCTGGCATCATCTCTTACTCTTCCAGCTGCTGATGGAAGATACTTTAGATTTATAGGATATAATTACTATGATGATAGTATTGTTAACTCACCAACAAGTTATTACTTATTAGATAGTATTGTACAATTAGCATACGTTGAAGTCTTACGTTCAGGAGGAGTAAATACATTTACTGTTCTTCAAATGGAGCCTGACTTGTCAACTACAGCATTGTTTGAAACTGTAATGATAGCCAATCAGACAACAGTAGTAGTAGTGCCTAATATTCCTCCTGGATTGACTATTAACAGTACTCAAGGTTTGATTAAAGCACACACTATCAATTGGGGAACCATTGTTGGTAACCTGCATATTAAAGTTCATCCTGCAGAAGAACCAGCATCATTTCTTATTATTGATAGAAGTTATATAGATACAGCTACACCAGTTTTACCTACTACAAATGTAAATGTATCACAATATTGGAACCCTATTACACAGTTACGAGAAACAATACCTAATCCTATTAATAACTGTACCATTCAAAGATGGTTACTTACCCTTGATGGAAGATTGATTCAACAACTTGGGGATAAAATATATACATCAAAGGCTAATGCAGAGAAGGATCTTCCTTCAGCAACTTTCGAGAATATATTTCCAAGTGATATAGCTATTGAGATATGTAAAATGATAGCTGTCAAGAATGCCACAGATCTTACTGACCTTACAAAAGTACAGTTTTACTATGGTGGTGGTGGTGGAGGTGGTAGTTCAGCAGGAGCTACAACCCTGGATAGTTTAGTTGATGTAGAGATTGTTAATCCTCTTGATGCTCATGTGCTTACCTATGAGACTTCTACCCAATTGTGGAAGAACAAACCACCAGTAGGGGGAGGGGGTGGCACTATTACAGGTACTGGTACTCCAGGTGTACACGCTATGTGGACAGGTCCCACTGCCTTAGCTGATAGTAGTATATCAGAGACTGCTTCTCTTATTACATTGGGATTAAATACAACTGTCAGTGGTGCTCTTATTGCAAACAGTTTTAGTGTACCATTAGGTTCATCCTCTCAATTTTTAAAAGCTAATGGAAGTTTAGACAGTAATGTCTATGCTTTAGATTCTGCACTCAGTGGTAAGCAAGACTTTATTATCGCAGGCACTGCTTTACAATATTACAGAGGTGATAAAACCTTCCAGACTTTAAACACTTTAGCAGTTCCTGAGTTAACAAACTTATACTATACAGAAGCAAGAGTTTCTGCTAACACAGATGTTGCAGCAAATACTGCAGCAAGACATGCAGCTGTAACATTAGGAACTGCAAATGGATTATCTTTAGCTGGACAGGTACTAAGTATGGACTTGGCAGACACAGATACAACTGGAGCATTGTCATTTACAGACTGGAATACATTTAATAATAAACAATCTTCCATAGGATTTACACCAGTACCTAATACTAGACTTATTAACACAACCTCTCCACTACAAGGTGGTGGTAATCTTACTGCTGACAGAACTATCTCTATACCAGTAGCTACTGGCTCTGCTGATGGATATTTATCATCAACAGACTGGAGCACTTTTAGTGGTAAGGAACCACCAATCGCTGCAGGTACTGCTGCACAATATTATAGAGGAGATAAAACTTTTCAAACTTTAAATACTTCAATAGTCCCTGAATTAACAAACTTATATTACACAGAGGCAAGAGTATCTGCTAATACAGATGTAGTTGCTAATACAGCAGCCAGAAATAAATGGGATGGTAGTGCTATTGTCACTCCTGGTGACGCAGCTGCTGCTAGAACTTCTTTAGGAGCAACTACAATTGGTGGTAATATATTTACATCTGCAAACCCTAGTGCTATTACATTCCTAAGAGCTAATGCAACTAACACAGTTTCATGGTTAAGTGCCTCTGCATTTAGGACAGCCATAGGTGCAGGTACTGGTAATGGTACAGTGACTTCAGTATCAGTGACACTGGGTACTACAGGAACAGATATAGCCTTTTCTGTTGCAACTCCTAATAGCACACCAGCTATAACACTTAATATACCAACAGCTTCTGGCTCTAATAGAGGAGCATTGTCTTCAGCAGATTGGACTACATTTAATAATAAACAACCAGGAGATGTAGGATTGACTTCATTAGCTGGATTAGCTTTTACATCAGTTGGTTTTGTTAAACAAACTGCTCTTGATACTTTTGCAATAGATACTAACACATATGCTTTATCTTCTTCTCTTGCTGGCAAACAAGATGCATTAACTGGCCCAGGATTAGTTAAAGCTGTCGCAGGAGTTATAACCTATGTCACTGATAACAGTACCAACTGGGATACTGCCTATACTGATAGAATGAAATGGGATGGTGGTTCTACTGGATTAAATGCTGCAACTGGTAGAACTTCTTTAGAAGCTACAGTGTTAGGAACCAGTATTTTTAAATCATTAGACACCCCTACTTCAATTAGATTTTTACAGGCTAATGCAGACAACACTGTTTCCTGGTTAAGTGATAGTCAATTCAGAACTGCTATAGGTGTTGGTACTGGTACTGTAACTTCTGTTACTGGTACAGGTACAGTCTCTGGTATAACATTGACAAGTTCAGGAACCACTGCAGTAACATTAACCTTAGGTGGTGCTTTATCTCTTGCTTTAGATGGTCTTTCTGATGTTGCTGTAGCCTCTCCTACAGATGCTCAGGTTCTTGTTTATGAACAATCAACACTTTTATGGAAAAATAAAACTATTGCTACAGGTGGTGGTACAGTAACTTCTGTTGCCTTAACCATGCCTAGTATATTTTCTGTAGGTGGTTCCCCTGTTACAGGTGCAGGAACCTTGGCAACAACATTAGTATCTCAGACAGCTAAGACATTCTTTGCAGCACCTAATGCAACAGATGATGTTCCTGCTTTTAGACTTATTGTATCTTCAGATATACCAACACTAAACCAAAGTACAACTGGTAGTGCAGGATTTCTATCTCCAGGAGCAAATATTCAAGGTGTTTTATTCACAGGTGCTACTAATATTAATATAATAAATGGAACTGGATTTGTTAAAGCATCTGGTACAACTATTACTTATGATAGCAATACATATCTAACAGCAAATCAATCTATTGTGCTGTCTGGGGATGTATCAGGAACAGGCTCTACTGCAATCACTACTGCTATAGGTGCTAATAAAGTTACCTTAGCTATGATGGCTCAAATTACTACTGATTCTTTCTTAGGAAGGGATACAACAGGTACAGGAAATGTTGAGGTATTAAGTGTAGCTACAGTTAAAACACTACTTGGTATTTCAGGAACTAATACTGGAGACCAGACTATCACCTTGACAGGCCCTGTAACTGGTAGTGGAACTGGATCATTTGCTACTACTATAACTGATAAAGCAGTAACCCTTGCTAAGATGGCTGATATGGCTACAGCTTCATTTTTAGGAAGAAATACTGCAGCAGTTGGAGTTCCTGAAGTACTTAGTATAGCTACAGCTAAAACAATGCTTAACCTTTCAGGTAATAATACTGGAGATCAAACAATCACTTTAACAGGAGATGTAACTGGTTCTGGAACAGGCAGTTTTGCTGCTACTATTGCTAACAAAGCAGTTACATTAGCTAAAATGGCTGATATAGCTACAGATTCATTTTTAGGAAGAGATACTACAGGTACAGGTGTTGTTGAAGTATTGAGTGTATCTACAGTTAAAACTTTACTTAATCTTACTGGAACCAATAGTGGAGACCAAACAATTACCTTAACAGGAGATGTAACAGGTAGTGGTACAGGTAGCTTTGCTGCAACATTATCAAACACTGGTGTTACAGCAAATACATATAACAATGTAACTGTTGATGCTAAAGGACGTGTAACAGCTGGTTCAAATGTAGCCTATGGTACAGGTACTGTAACCTCTGTTACTGGTTCAGGTACAATTGCAGGTATAACATTAACTCAAGGAGGAACTGCTGCTGCTATAACATTAACTCTAACTGGTGCTTTAGTTGCAACAGGGGCTGCCTTTGGTTCTAAAACAGCTACATATGTTCTTGCTGCTCCTACTGCATCAGCTGGTACTCCTGATTTTAGACCACTTGTTGCTGCAGATATACCAACACTGGCTCCTATAAATTCACCAACATTTACTGGAGTACCATTATCAACTACTCCTACAGCAGGAGACAGTAGTACTAAGATAGCTACTACTGCTTTTGTGGCAGCAGCTATTACTACAGCTGGAGGTATCACATTTGCTTCTGCTATTCCTACTTTTACAGCAGGACCAAATTCAACAGTAGTAACTGGAGATACTCTTGAGGTTGGACTTGAAAAACTACAAGGGCAAATAGATAACAAACAGGCATTAGACAGTACTTTAACAGAACTCGCTAAATTGGCTTGGGTTTCTGGTACCCCTTTTGTTAAAATGAATTCTGATAGTACTTTTTCATTAGACACTAATACTTATTTTATAGTTACAAGTCAATCACCTAATCAAATTTATGCAGGGCCTGCTTCTGGATCTGGTACACCTTTATTTAGAACTATGGTTACTGCAGATATTGCTAATAACATAGTAACACTTGCTAAACTTGCTACTATAGCTACAAACAGAATATTAGGTAGAGTAACTGCTAGTACAGGCAATGTTGAAGTATTAACTCCAGCTAATGTTTTAACAATATTAGGAGCTACAACAACAGGAACTGCTTTACTTACTGCTCCTGCTAATACTTTAACTAATAAATTTCTACAAGTAAATGTTGATAGCACTGTTACCTGGAATGCTGCTCCTGCTCAAAGAACAGCTCTTGGTGCAACTACACTTGGTGCTAATATCTTTACCTCCCCTAATATCACCCTATCTGATAAGTTTCCAAGAGCAAACTATCTCGATAATACAGTGAGTTGGTTAGATGCTGCAGCAATGAGAGTAGCTCTTGGTGTAGGTACAGGTACAGGTAGTGTAACTTATGTGGATGCATTAGCAATAGATTCTGTTGGAACAGATATAACATCAAGTGTTGCTAATCCTACCACTACACCAGTAATAACACTTAATATCCCAGATGCATCAGTATCAAGCAGAGGAGCATTAACTTCAACTGATTGGTCAACTTTTAATAATAAACAAGAAATATTAGATGGCACAGGAGTAGTTAAATCTGCTGCTGGTACTATAGAATATTTGGTAGACACAACAGTAGGTAGAAATATTTTAACTTCTACTGATCCTACAGCTATTACTTTTTTAAGAGCTAATGCAGATAATACTGTATCATGGCTGACTGCTTCTGCTTTTAGAACTGCCATTGGTGCTGGTACAAGTAGTACATCAGGTACTGTAACCTCTGTTGGATTAGCTTTACCAAGTATATTTACTATTACAGTTTCCCCTATCTCATCCTCAGGAACATTGACTGCAACCTTAGCAACACAAACAGCTAATACAATTTTTGCAGGACCTACAGCTGGAGGAGCACTTGTTCCAACTTTTAGAGCTATGGTGTCTGCAGATATACCTAGCTCAGTAGCACTTGCAGGAAGTCCAACAACTACTACCCAAACAACAGGAGATAATAGTACTAAGATTGCTACCACTGCCTTTGTAGCAAATGCTATGGGTAGTTTTGTAACTTTAGGTACTGCTCAAACAATTACTGCAATTAAGACCTTCTCTACTTATACAGAGATGACTGGTATACTGTTACCTGCTACTGATTTTACAATTGCTTCAGCAACAAGACCTTCTATTGGCTCCAGCCCTACTCATGATGTGACAATAAGATCAGGCAATACCTTATCAAGCACTGCTGTTGCAGAACTAGATACTTCTTTATTAACAGTAAACAGAAAATATACTTTTCAAAATGGTAGTGGTACTCTTGCTTTTACTTCAGATATACCAGCAGGTACAGGAGGTACTGTAACATCAGTTGGAGTTACTACTCCTATAGGAACTGCAGGTACTGCTCCAGCCTGGTCTGTAAGCCAAGCTAGTCCAGCTCCAGTAATTACATTAAATATACCAATGGCCAGTGCTACTGGTGTTACTGCAGGATTACTGTCCAAAACTGATTATGATACCTTTAATGGTAAAATCAACTTTGCTTCTACCATCACTGGTTTTGCAGTAGGATCAAATACAACTGTGACAAGTTCAGACAGTTTAGAAGTTGCTATTGAGAAATTACAAGGGCAAGTAAATGCTAGACAAGCTACAATAACTAATCCTGTAACAGGATTAGGAACAGGAGTTAATGGTACTATACCAAAATGGACTGGAGCAAATTCATTAGGTAACAGTGTCCTGTCTGAAACTGCTTCTCTTTTAACTTCCACACTTGATATGACTATCAATAGTGTGAGAACAGGTAGAGGTATCAGTAGTAGTAATGCCAACAATACAGTATTTGGTGCACTTGCTTTAAACTTATGTACTGGTTGTGGTAATAGCACAGCAATTGGTTATGGTACTTTAGCAGCTGTTGTCAGTGCTAGTGAAAATACTGCTCTTGGTAACAATGCATTGGGTGCCAATATAGCCTGTTGTAACATAGCAATTGGACATCAGACCCTTACTGGTATTAATAATGCTGCATCCATAGAAAATGTTGCTATTGGAAATCAAGCTGGATATCAAACAATTACTAGTGCAGTTAATACAAATTCTATTAAAAGTGTTTATATAGGTCATGCTATAAGAACTGCTGCAATAGGTAGTGATAATGAAATAGTAATAGGAAATAGAGCAGATGGTGCTGGTACAAATAGTGTTACATTAGGAAATGCAAGTATACTAAAAACTATTTTAAGAGGTAGAACACTTATAAATGGTGCAGTTGATTCTACAACTCATGCTTTACAGGTTCTTGGAACAGCTAATGCTGGAGTAATGACTATTGATATGCCAGCTGTAACTAATAACCCACCAGCTGGAGTTCCTGATGCTCTTTTTATAACTGTAAGAGGACACAATGGTGCCTCAACGAATTATACCTCAGGAATAGGTGTTGTTATAGGTGGAAATCGTTCTGGTGGAATTTATGTAGCAAACTCTGCCTCATCAGCAGACTCAACCAATTCATTTGCTGTTGATGTAGAATTTAAGGCTAACTCAACTAGCAATACTGCTTTTAGAGTAAGAAAAGGAACCACAGTTGTCTCCAGCATATTAGATTCAGGGGCTGCTTTCTTTGAGCAACTGAGATACACAAGAGGAATTGAAAATACTTCTAATGCAGATACTATTCTTGATGCTGGTTTTTATCTTGTAGATAATGCTTCTATTACTCTTAATCTTCCTGGTGGAGGATGGTGGTATCTTACAGTTGAAAGACATACTACAAATAATTATGTCCACCAGACAGCAACATCATTTGGAGCAGGCAATACAGCAAATCAAGTATTCACAAGAGTTCTTAATGGTGGTGTATGGACAGCATGGGTACAAGTAGTAACTCAACCAAATGGAATGAAAGTATGGAGAGGAACAATAACACAATCTTCAACAGGTAATCCAACTGTAGTTGAATTTGAAAATACTTTTGGAGGAACAATTTCTTGGACAAGAACTGGTACAACAGGTTCTTATTTAGGTACATTAACAGGTATGTTTTCAGGCTCAAAAGGCTGGGTTCAGTGTACTCCTGGACTAACTAATGGAGTTATTCGTGCATACAGAACTACAGGTAGTCAAAATTCAATTACAATTCTTACAGCAACTGCCACTGGAACAGCATCTGATGGTATTTTAAATGAATCATCAATTGAAATAAGATCATACCTATAACAATTTAAAAAATAATAATCATGGGCATACCTAACAAACAAATAGGATGGAGTCAGGAAAGTAACCTGCTCTGGGAAGTCTCCAAAGAATTACAACGCTTACAAAGTATTCTTGGTAGTGGTAGTTTGAATACTTTTAAAAGCTTAACTGTTCTTGGTACTTCTGGACCAGCATCTCTCACAGATGGTGTGTTAAACATTCCTATATATACAGCAGGAGGTGGGGGTGGTGCGCTTGGTACAGCTTCAAATGGTTTATCTGTAGCACCAGCAGGTAATGTTATATTGGGAGGGCCACTCACTGGTAATACAACTATTACTGTAGGAGCTTTTCTTTTAGCACTTACAGGTAACTCACCTACATCTATACTAAGAGTTACAAACAGCAGTGCTACTACTGGATCACATGGTATTCAAGGAGTATCTGGTGGTACAAATAGCTATGGTATTTCTGGAGTGAATACTGGAAGTGGGGTAGGGGTGTATGCAGAAAGTTTTACAGGTACTGCAATAAGAGCAGTGTCACAGCAAGGTAATATTATACTTGATGGAACAATTACTCCTGCTAATAATAGCACTGTTCTGCCAATGATAAGACTATTCAGAGATTCATCAGGTGCAGGAGCTGTAAATGGGATAGGATCAAGTATTGATTTTTATCACAAAGTAGATATTGGAAATACTGTAATTGCAAATAGATTAATATCAAGATGGACTAATACTATAAGTTCTCAAAGAACTTCTGAAATCTCTTTCACTGGCTATTATAATGCTGGACTTAGAGATTTGATTACTCTGGCAGGAAGTGGATTAGTAAGACTAAATCAGTATGGTGTTAGTCAACCTGCAGGAACTGTAGATGTCTCTGCATTTGCTTTAAATATAGATGCTTTAGGTAATGTCCTTCAGGTACCTATTCCAAGCACTGATTTAGGATATCTAGGAACTCCTTTTAGTGGAACAATAACAAGTAGTAGTGGTGATGATACACCAATTCCTATTGCAAGTCAATTTATAGCAGGATTAATGTCTGCTCAACTTTTTAATAAATTGAATTCCTTTGTAGACACTAATTATGTACACAGAACAGGAGATGAACCTATTGCTGGTATCAAAACATTCAGTTCTATTCCAGTTGCTCCAGGATATTCTATTACAGGAGGGGGAGCGCCTAACAGAGTGTTACTATCAGATGGTGGTACAGCAAGCTTTGTAGAAGTAACATCAGGTGGACAGACAGAGGTATTCTCATGGAAATATGAAACAAATCTAGCAGCAACAGATCCTGGAAATGGTAACTTTAGAGGAAACAATGCTGTAGGTAGTGCAATAACACAACTTTATGTGGATGATTTAACATCTGTTGTAATAGCAGATATATCAGCTATGTTTGCTAAAGTGAAAGGAGATTGGCTTATTCATATCCAACAAACAAATGATGCTACAAGATATATACAGTTTAATACATCTACAGTATATGTAGACAATATTGGATGGTGGACATTACCTGTTACTTATATACAAGGTAGTGGTTTTCCTTTTACTAATGGACAAGCATGTACTTTTGTTTTTGTTAATCAAAATGCTGGAGCACCTCCTGCCACAACTATATTTTCACTGGTAGACTACAACATACCACCTACACCTGGTCTTAAGAAGTCTTTCAATACATTTATTGATACAGTTGATCTTGATGTAGGTGTATATAAATTTGAATGGTTATTTGGAGCAAGAAATCTTAGTGTGGTTCAGTCTGAACTGTCAATTGGTTTCTTAGGCACAGCTGCTGTCACTCCTAATAACATCAAGTTTTCGTGCAACGCACTCAAAGCAAATGATGTTGGTTCTCCAACAGCCTCCACTCAATCTTTTCAAAAAGGATTATTGAGTAGTGAATATATTATAACAGATAAGAATAATAGAAGCTCTGCAGCTTTTGCAATACAGGGGACTATACGTATCTTTGTACCTGGTACACTTACTCCAGCAATATCTAGTGCTGGTTTGAATTCAGGTACAGCCATAATTGAAGATAGACAATTTTTTCAAATAACAAAATTCAATATATAATGACTGCAAATAAACAAATAGGATGGAGCCAAGAGGCTATCTTGCTCCATGGCGTCTCTAAACAACTAGAGCGTCTCGCTAGCATCATAGGTGCTAGTGGTGGTGGAGGAGGTACAACAATCCCCACAGACTTGACATATACTGCAAGTGCTACTAATGGTTTACTAACCAGTAGTACAGGAGTTCTTTCTCCTGCTACAATTCCTTTGGTAACAGGAAGTTTGGCTGGGTTAATGTCTCCTACAAGTTTCAATAAACTTGCAGCTCTACCAGCAACTGTACCAGTTACTACTGTATATACTTTGTCAGCTCTTATGTCAAGTATTGTTACTAATAGGGTGGCAGTACCTGGATGGTCCTTTCCTGTGACTGCAGGCAAGAAATATAAAATAGAGATATCTGCACTCTACCAGACTGCTGCAGCTACTACTGGAGGAAGCATAGGTGTTGTTCTAACTTCAGGAACTGGTACAATACAAGGTTATTTGGAAGGAGATGTGTCTACAGCTGCTGCAGTAGCAACAGGATTGAGAGGAACTATATCAGCTATAAGTAGTAGTAATGGTTTAGCAGGTAGTTCTATATTCACAACAGGTTCTGCTTCAATTAATACACCTACCTATATGGGTGGTATACTTACTTTTACATGTATTACTTCTGGTCAGTTTGAGGTTCAGTTTGCTACTGAGATAGTATCTAGTGCTGCTCAACTAAACGCAGGCAGTATAATGATAGTGACAGAATATTAATTATCTTTGTATAACTTAACAAATTAGAATCATGCACTATCCAAATAAACAGATAGGCTGGAGCCAGGAGTCAATACTACTCCAGCAAATTATAAAGCAATTAGTTAGAATTAATAATCTTGCTGGAGGAGGTGGTACGCCTGCTACTACTACTAGTACAACTACATAAGTAATTTAAAACCAACTACATATGAGAGAATTAGCATTTATAACTGTATGTCCAGATGATCCTTACTATACATGGCAGGTTCATTTGTGGCTAGAGAGTTTAAGAGAAATTGGGCAATCAGATAAAGCTGTGGCCCTAATATTTACCCCTAATTATAGGGAGCAGAACCCAAAGTGGAAGCAGGTAGTAGATTTATATCCTGAAGCCACATTCAAATTTTATAAAGATGAAGATGATGTTACCTCTCTTATTGGTATTTATATCCCTGTGTTGCGACCTTACACGATGTGGAAGTTCCTAAGAGAGCATCCCCAATACAGTAGTAAAGCAATATTCTATTGTGATAGTGATATATTATTCACAAAAGATTTTAATGTGGATAAATACTTAGATGATGATGTGCATTATCTATCAGATACAAATAGTTATATTAATGCTACATATTTTGACAGTAAGGTAAGAGATGTTATCCCTGAAAAGCTGGAAGAATATAAGGCTAGAGATATTCTCGCTGAACTAACCAGTCTAATAGGAATAGATAGAGCTACTTGTGAAGCAAACAATGATCACTCAGGAGGAGCACAATACTTATTAAAGAATATGGACAGTGCCTTTTGGTCTAAAGTAATGAATGATTGCATTTTGATACGCACATATCTTCAGAAGATTAATAGAGAATTTTTCCTGTCTGAGGATGCTGGTTTCCAGAGTTGGTGTGCTGACATGTGGGCTGTTCTATGGAACCTCTGGTTAAGAAACCAGAAGACCATGGTTATACCTGAATTAAATTTTGCTTGGTCTACTGACCCTATAGATAAACTGGAAACTACTACTATCATGCACAATGCAGGTATAGTATCAGAAACAGGTAATGGTTATCCTGCCTTCTATAAAGGAAAGTATCATATGGGAGCTAATCCTATGCTTGATACACAGATAGATACAGTATTACAAAACGAAAACTCTCAAAAATATTGCACTTGGTTCTATGCAAAAAAATTAAAAGAACTAAACGAGAAGTATAAATTAGTATATTAACCCTAAAACAATTTTATTATGTTCAATAATCTTAATAAGAAAGACTTAAAAGCTTTTGTCAGAATCGATGGTACTGGCAGAGTTGTTGCAGGTAGCTTAATCCTAAGAAAAAATAAGCCCAAAGTAGGTAAATGGAGAGAGATTCCAGCACATGAGTGTTGTCCACCACCAACTACTGCTGCTCCTGCAACTACCACAACAACCACTAGCGCAGCTTAATCATCATGGCACACGAATCTATTTTTCCACAGTCTATGATGGATAATGCAGAAATGTCCTTGGAAAGTGTGGCAGCTAAGCTGACATATTTTCAAGTACAACTGCAATTTCTACATTGGCAGACTCATAGTTTTGCTGAACATCAGGCACTTGGGGGGCTCTATGACTTTGTAGGGAAACTAAAGGATGAGATAGTTGAGAAACTAATGGGCTATGCAAATAGAAGAGTAGGCAACTTTAGGCTAGAAGCTATTTCTAGTGGAGAAAGTTCATCGACTGTAGTTAATTCACTTGTTACTTTTGCCTATAACTTAATTGAATGGGCAGGAGAAAATCATTATTGTGACATTGAGAACCTGGCTCAATCTCTTTCTGGAGAGGCAGCTAAAACCAAGTATTTATTGACATTAACGTAATGGATTCAAATACAAATGCAAATAACGCTGCTGGCATTTATGCCAGTGGCTTTGCATTTGGTAGAAATCCCACTCTTGCAGTTTGTTGTACGTACCATATATTTAGAGCATTAGATTATACTTCAACAACTAGTACTACAAAAAAACCTACTACTTCAACAACTAGTACTAGCTCTAGTACCAGTACCAGTACCAGTACTACATTAGTACCAACTACTACTACAACAACCACTATATTAATAACCACTTCTACAACTACTACAGTACCAACAACTAGTACTACCACTACACCTATACCAACAACAACTACAACAACTACTATAGCACCAACTACTACAACCACATCATCATCAACATCTACTACAACTAGTTCATCTACAACTACAACAACTACTACTATAGCACCTACAACAACTACAACCACAACTGTACCACCTACTACTACTAGTACTACAACTCCTATACCTACCACCACTACTACTACCACTGTTGCTCCTACTACTACAACAACAACTATAGCTCCAACAACAACTACAACAACCACACCTGTACCTACAACAACTACAACTACAACTCCAGAACCTACAACAACTACTACTACTACTCCTGCGCCTACTACTACAACAACTACAACTGGTTTTCCATTTAATCTTTCTGTAGGTAATGCTTCACCAACTACTACATGTACTTTTACTACGTATCCAAATCTAAGATATTCACGTACTGCACTTCCATTGATAAGTGGACAAATAATATATACAAACCCTGCATGTACTACTGTTATGAATGGTGCCGCTAACTATTATAAAGAACAAATATCTCAAATTGCTTGGAGAGTAGGTAGTGGTGGAGCTCTTTCCCTTCCTAATGATTGTAATACAACAACAACTACAACTACAGCACCACCTACCACAACAACTACAACTACAGCACCTGTTTCAACTACTACAACTACTACAACACTAATTCTATTTACTTTCTTACCAGAAGATCCTAATCTTACTTATTTGGCAAGCAGAATTTATGATCCAATTGCAGACGTAACTTATATTTATGGAAACTTTACAGGATATAAAGATGCTGGAGTAGATAATTTTGATACAGTTCGTTTAATAAAACTAGATACTGATTTACATGTACCTGGTGGTTTTGATACTGGTACTGGATTTAATAGTGATACTGACTTATTTTCTCAAATATTAATTCATCCTGCTGATGGTAAACTAATTGTAACAGGAGCCTTTAGTAGTTATAATGGTAGTGGTATATCAGGAATTGCTAAAATAGATGTAGATGGAACAGTTGATGGTCCTTTTAATGCTGGAGGAACAGGATTTGGTGGTTTTCCTGGAAAAATGGATATTGGTTATGATGGTACAATTCTTGTTCCAGGAAGTTTTGGCTCTTATAATGGTAATGCTTATCAAAACCTAATAGCAATAGACCCTTCTAGTGGATTACCTACTAGTGCTGTTTTTGGAGTACTTGATGGTGTTACATTTAGTATAAGTGCTTCTAGAACTTTTGGAGATACTTATATGATTGTTACAGGATCTTTTGATAGTTATTATAGTAATTTTGGTTATGGTGGAATAAATAAAATAGATTATATTACTGGATTTTCAGATAGCTCTTTTAACTCTGGTGGAGATGGTTTTGCTCCTCTTGCTGCTGGTACTCCAAATTTTGTAGTAAGACTTAATGAAGACACTGATGGATCAATATATGTAGCAGGAAGTTTCACTACATACAATGGTGTTTCTGAACCTCGTATTATAAAATTAGATTCATTAGGGGCTAAAGTGGCTGCTGCTGTTTTTGATGCAGGAGGTGGGTTTAATCAAGCAGTGACTAATATTGAAGTTATCTGGGATAATAGACTCTTTATAGAGGGGCAATTTTCCAATTATAATGGTACAGCATGCTATGGTTTGGTTATATTAAATTCTGATGGTACAATACTATATGCAGCACCTGTACCTTATTATACTCCTTTTACAGTAGGAGACAATGTTTATGGTAGAACAGATGATGAAGGTTTACACATTATATTTACAAAACCATAATGGAAACAGTTAAGAAATTTTTTCCTGCAGTGCTACCAGAGAATGAAGCTGTTTACTTTGCTTCACTAAAGGGAGTGATTGAATCTGTTGATGAACTAAGCGCACTGGAAGTAGTGAAGACACCTAAAGCTTTTAACTTTAGACTCATACCAAGCTTACCTAAATATACTAACATGCTTATAGAAGAACTCATTAAGTTTCATAATATAATTGGTGTTAGATTAGATATGAGTAAGAGTATTAAAACTTCTGGCACTATTACTTTCGTAATTACTTTTAATTAATTAACTTTGTTAATTAAAAACCTTTAAAACCAACAACTATGGCAACGTATGATCCAAACAAGACGTACACATGGAGTCCTGAAACAAAGTTTCTGATCTCTGGGCAAGACTTTAGTCTTATGTTACACGCTGTTAGAGGGATTCTCTCTACAAAAGAAGCGACCAACACAATTTTGTGTTATGAATTGAATAAAAAAATTGAGGCAATGCTAAGCGATGCTGTGACTGAAGGAAAGGTAATAGAAACCCCTCCTATGGAAGCAATGCAAGGTGGTGTTGAACCACAAGAGGTAACAGAAGCAACAGATTTAAAGTTACCAAAAGAAAAATTTAGAAAACCCACTGTGGTAAAGTAAAATGAAACAAGTCCCCAAGGCTAAGGGAGGGTGGATAGCCAAAGCTGCAGCCTCTATTAAACGTAGAGGCACTAAAGGAAAGTGTACTCCTATAACCAAACCAGGTTGTACAGGACGTGCTAAATCACTCGCCCTTACTTTTAAGAAAATAGCCAGAAAGAGAAAAAAGAAATGACAAAGAGTACCAACCCTAGAAATGCAGTTAGAAGAGCTAAACTTAGAGGAGTTACAGTATCTGAACTTATTCTTATCGAGCAAGAAGAACAGATAAAAATAGATCAAGGATTTAAATGGTGTAATTCTTGTAAAGCCTGGCTTTTAAATTCAGAGTTTGGAAAAGCTCATTCATATTGTAAGCAATGTTGTAGAGATAGAAGTAATGCAAAATATGATCTCTCTAAACAAAGAGAAAGAATTTTACAAAAGAACTTTGGTATTACAAGTTTAGAATACAATCTAATGTTGGCTGATCAGAATCACAGTTGTTATATCTGTCACATACATGAAGATAAATTAGATAGATCTCTTGCTGTAGATCATGATCACAGCACAGGAAAAGTTAGAGGACTTCTTTGTGGAACTTGTAACAGATTTCTTGGTCAGATTAATGATGATGTACATACAGCTGAGAGGCTTGTAGAGTACTTAAAACAACATCAAAACCTTTAAAAAAATTGCTAAAAAAAGAAAAGGAAAATGAAAAAAGTTGTTAAGAAAGCACAGAATGGTGCTAAGGCTACTAAAGATAGTACAGACTATTTTAATAAAGAAGCAAAGAAGAATTTTCAAAAAGCTTCTGATAGATATGGTTCACCAAGTCTTTCTAAGGAAGCCAGTAAATATAGTGACAAAGCTATATCAGCACAAAAATCTTCTTTAAGACAATCTAATAAAGGTAAACCAGGCTATGATAAGAATGGTTATCCTATTAAAAAGAAATAAAACTTTTAAAAAAATTGCACGTAACAGAAAGAAAAAATGAAAGAGAAACCTAAATCAAAGAAAAAGAATACAGCTCCTGCGAGAGATGTGATTCCTGGGTATAGATTACCCACAATGAATGCTAAAAATGGTAGGAGATTAACCACTAAAAATAAGTAATCATGAAGAAGATTAAGAAAGCTCAAGCTGGAACTAAAGAAACAGCAGCAGAACATGATGCTAAGGCAGCTGCATTCTGGAAAGGAGTTGGTAAAAAAGTGGGTGATACTAAATTAAAAGATGTTCCAGGAAAAACTGTGAAAGTTGTTAAAAATGTAGGTAGTAAATTAATAAATTCAGGTAAATTGGGAGAAGCAGCTGAAACTACAGCCAATCTTGTTACTGCAGGATACTATGGAAAAGCAAAAAGAGCTATGGGAATTAAAAAGAGTGGAGGTAAAATGTCCTATAAAGCTGGTGGTAAAATGAAAAAATGTAAAGGAGGTTGTTGATATCATGAAAGAGCTACTCACATTGCTATTCTTTCTTGTTGTAGCAGGTGCAGCATTGTATTTTTTTAACCATAAAAACGATGATGAGAAATGAAAAAGATTAAGAAAGCCAAAAATGGTGATAAAGTTGTAAGAAAAACAGTTGTTGATAAAACTGCTGCAAGAAAACCTAATGCCCCTCTAGTCTTGAAGAGAGAGAATGAAGCAGATCTTACAGTACAAAGAAATGCAGCCAGAACTCATGACTATCACAGACAGTTAGATGTTGCTGCAGCAATGAAGTATCCTAAAGATGCAGACATGATGATGAAAGCTGCCAGAACTGATGATAGTTTAGCTACTGATGCTAAAAGAAAAGCTAGAGCACTTAAAGTTAAACCTAGATTTCCACAAAAAAAATCAGGTGGTAAAGTTAATAAAAAGAAATAATGCAATCAGGTAAACCTAAAAAAGCTCCTAAAGTTTCCAAGTATGACTTGGATAAGAACTATATGAAGGAGCATGATAAAAATGTAAAGAAAAAAAATCCTATGTCTCCTATGAGTAAGAAGAGACTATCAAAATAAATTCTGTGTTTCGTGTTTTTCATGCTTTGAGTGTTTAAGAAGAAAAAGCCAGCTTAATTGCTGGCTTTTTTGATTATAGTTCATCTTTTACTTGCTTATAATAATCAGTTACAAAATGTGGATGTAATACTATGTCTCCTTTAGTATCATCAAGTATCTTATCTGCTGTCTCTAAAATTTTTTCATTTGTTTGTGTACCAAGCCCTGAGACATGGAATGTACCCATTCCCCATCTATATATCATGGTATAATGTATAGGTGTTGTATATATCTTGGAGTTATGACCAAAAGTAATATCACTATCCTCTCCTGAGGACGTGTTAGGAAAAGTAATTCTATCCAAGTATTGTTTTGTATAAACATTCCCATTGTTAACACTGCCTGCTATACCATCATATTTATTGTTAGTAAACATATACATACCCTGACTCCTGTAAATATCAAACCCTGGATGATTCAGTATATCCCCTTTGGTCTGTCTGAGGGCATAAGGCATCAGTAAATCATCATCATCTAACCTATAGATATAATCATTTTTACATTGCTTATATCCCCACTCAAGCTTGGCTGATATAGAAGGAAACCTGGTCTTGTGATTTATAATGACTACCTGTGGGTGATCATAGATATAATCCACCTCAGGATTATCATTGATAACAACCATTTCACAATCTGTAAGATCGTCCTGAGATAGGAAGGATTGTATTGCTTCTTCAAGGAGGTGATGTCTTTTGTAAGTTAATGTTAATACACTAATCATAATTTCCATTTTTTAGTTTCTTATTCCAAGTAGATCCAGGTTCCCAAGATGCTAAGGTATCATGTTTAAAACAATCGTTTTCCATATCTTTCCAATTAACTACTTGTAAATTAATATCATTTAATTCTTCTCTAAGTGCATCAACTGTTGATGTATTAGGATGAAGTCCAAGATATTTACAGATCACTTCACTCCACCAATTTGGACCAATCCATTGACCCTCATGAATTATATTATCAATCATATTTCCTAAAAGGAAATGGTCTTTCTTAAAACCAAATATACCATTTGATAGTGCAGTCATTTTATAAGCATCACTATAAATAATGAAACCATCATGGTGTTCGTGTGCTATAACATCTGAATGAAATCCATTTATCATTTTAAAGTCAGCATCTAAATAGATTCCTCCAAATTTATAAACTACATACATTCGTAACAAATCTGCCTTGATTGCTGGCTCTTTATAACTATCATATATTCTTTTAAGATTTTCTGGTAGCTCAGGTAGGTTATCATCAGTCCATAGATAGTAATTGAAATCTTTATGATGTTCCTTTATCTCATCCATATAATTTTTTATATGCTTTGGTATTCTAGTATCACTTACCCAAATCTGATGTATGTTTTTTTCTATCATTTACTTTATATATAAAATGTAGATTAGTTTTAATTACATCCTCAGTATACTCAGATATAACTTCGTTATCTATATACTTATCAATTACATTTCGTATGTTACCATAGTTATAATCATCAAAAACAACAACTCCATCTTTTGTAAGTAGTTCTTGTGTAAAAGTAAAATCATTTTCAACAGTTGTAGTATCATGACCTCCATCAATATGAATCAAATCAAATGTATGTAATTCATTAGAAGCTACGTACTGTCTTAATGTTAGATTACTATCACCATATATCTCTGTTATCTTTGTATTTGGATATGCATTTTTAATATACTCTATACATGGTTTAGTATATGCATGACCATTCAAATCAAAAATCAAATACTCTGCTTCAGGATTAGTGCTGACCATAAGTAATAAACTATGGCCAGCATTAACTCCTATTTCACATATTTTTGATTTGTTTTCAGACAGTTTTAGTAGATTGTATATCTTACTTTCGTTTATAACATCTGTAAAGTTATCAGATGATACATCGCATATCAAATTACCTTCTACTCTTTCTCCAATTCTATCTAATATGTCAGCTATATTAGATATGTGGACTTTAACTTCTTGTTTTATTAAATCAATCATATTACCATATGTGTGCTATGTCATCAATACTTATTAGAATGACATCTTTATCCTCTGATAAAGGAATCTTCATTACTCTGCTAACTGAACCAGGGTCAATCATAACCTCATCTCCCTCGCTCAGTTCATCAGTTACACCACTACCTACAGCATAGACTACTAGTCTGCCATATTTTCTCATCCTTTCTTTCTCTTTGAAAGCTTTAGTCTCTTCATCCAGGATGATAGAACTGTTTTCTTCCTCAGGGAGCTCGAGATATACTCTACGCCCCAGCAGTTTCTTGAACTCCATCTTTTACAGGTATTGAATTATGTGCTACTAATGGTTCATCTACTGAAGCGCATCTATAGAAACGCTCTCCATCTTCCTTAGACAGGTAGATTTCTGATTGATACGTATCTCTCTTACGTGTTACTCCAGATACCTTATTGTTTCTGGGGTTAATGTTAGGAGTTTCCTGTGTTCTCTCGTGTATGTCATTCAACAACACTAATACTGAGCCATCAGCCATCTCAACGCTTCTGATTACAGCATTTAAATTGAAACTATCTCTCTTGTATGAGTAGATAGGTTCTTCATTTGGTCGAGAGGGAGCCCCATTGGCTACAACCTCACGTCTCGTGTAGAAAAATTGTGTTCTCATTGGTTTTTGTTTTAAGCTTTTATAAAATCTAAGTAATATTCTTGTCCAACTTCAAAATGGTCTTCTCTGATAGTTGACATTTCAATAACTCCTCCTGGAGTTGCAGCAAAGAATTCTTTATTTTCTTCACTACCATTTGTTACAACATTGAATTTTGCTGAATATAGTATAGGATGTCCTCCCCAACCAACTCTTTTAGCTACTTCTATACATTGGAATTTTGCTCTTGTACTCATTTTTAAATAATTTAATTGTTAATATTCTAGTTTATAAATACTTGTTATTTTTTTACCAGCTCTATTACTTTTTAGCCTTGTAATAGTTGGTAAAGACAAAGGAGAAATTGTAGATAGTTCCATTAAAGAATTGCTCTCCCAAGATTCATTAGTTAACAAATTAACTAACTTACATTTAATTCTAATTGGAGATATTTTTCCTAGATTTATCTGTCTTAATTTCTCTTTTGTTACTTCTGATAATACTTTACCAGTATGTGCCTCACTTAATCTTTTTTTAAAAGCTTCTGAACGTTTTTTCCCTGTTGTTGCTAGAATTCTTTTCTCAATAGTTTCTTTAGAATGTTTTCTACCTAATTGAGAGTTTCTCATTTTAGTTCTAGTTTCTTCTGAAAAATTAATTCCACTAAGACCATCTCCCCCTAGAGTACAGTTTAAACCTTTAGTATAACTATTATTTTCTTTTATATGGTATTTTTCTAATATATCTAAGTTATCATCAAAAACAAGGATTGTTTCTATTGTTTCAAATACATGATTTTGCCAACCATACTTTAATAAAGAGGCATATAATCTTGTCTGATTTTTACAGTTTAAGTATTTATATTTACTCATTCTTGTTTCCAGATCAATTGTCTTCCCAATATAAACTTTACCACTTGGGTTTGTTATTTTATAGATATATCCTACCATAATATTAATTATACTCCAGATCCAGAATTTTTCCAACGAGATCACTTCTGTGATTCTCTTTAAGTTTAATCCACTCTATACCATCTAGCTTTTTACTTAGCTCAATAGCATAGCTAAGCCCATTATAAGACTCTTTGATATCTTTTTGTTCGTTATCACCATTGATGATAATCTTACCTGTCTTACCAAGTCTTGTTAAAAGGGACAACATCTCATGTTTAGTGAGGTTTTGTGCTTCTTCTATAACAAGAACATCATTGATAGTTTTCCCCCTAACAAATTGTACTGGAAAGGCTTTGATCTGTTGTGTCTTAATGTAGTCCAAGATTCTAGTCTTGTCATAACACATCATCAAATTTTCTTGGAAGGCTTCCAAGTATGGATCGAATTTTTCTTTAAGGTCTCCAGGTAGGAAACCTAAGGAATTACCAACTTCAACTGCAGCCCTTGTCACATAGACAAGTTCACATTGTTTGGTCATCAAGAACTCAAGTGCAGTATTAGCACATACTAATGATTTACCTGAACCTGCTCTCCCTGTGACTACAACAACCTGATTATCGATTATCAGTTGCTTCGCTTCTTTCTGTTCCTCATTAAGAGTAACATTAAAATGAATATCATTTTTTCTGGTTCTGTTTGCATCTTTCATGACACGTTGAATTTAGTTAATACAAAGTTAATCCTTTCTTGGTACTTTTCATTAACAAATCCCCTTGTTTTTTTATCATGACACTCTAGACATACCAGTAGAATGTTTTCTGGTTCCCACGTTAAGTGTGGATACTTATTCTTCTCTAGCAGATGATCAAACATATATGTAAGAGGTTCTTGGCCTAAAGTCTTATTACATATCTCACATACATGTGGTTTCTTCTTCCATATAGACATAAAGAATTCGTTTCTCCTTTGTGCACTATTCTGTTTCCTAATCCCATCCCTAACTGGCTGCCTTAGGACTTTCTTACTAAAGGGAGTACGAGGGCTGTGCGACTGACACAACCCTTTACTCCACACAGGGTTGTTACACCCTGTTTTACTACATGTTTTCATAACAGATGACTACCTTGAAAATCTCCTCCTGTATGGTTAGCACCCTTTCTATTAAAGATTGCTCCTACAGTAGTAAATTCAACTACTTCAACCCATTCAGTAACTGGACGAGGAAGTATAACTAACTGTCCAATCCTATCACCAACATTATAGAGAGCTGTAGTATCAACATCATCCACATCTTCTTTACCAAAACAGATAAAATCATATGTCTCTGATATGTTACCATCAGACAGATCATTTGGAATAGAGGCAAAATATCCAGCAGGCTTGAACCTAAGAATGATTTCATCTTTATCATTAGGATTGACAATTCCTATAGAGCTTGCCAACAACAAATCCTTCTTATAGTTATTACTCCTTGGAAATATCAAACCAACAAATCCCTCAGGGACTTCAATAGCTATTCCTGTTCCATACACAACATTACCTGCCTCATCAAACACCTTAGATATGGCAACAAGGTCCATACCTACATCACCTGGCTTCATATACTGAGGAATATGAGCTTCAGGTACCAACTTCTTGATTTTTGCTTTCATCTTCTACTAAATTTTTATTTCTCAATTTGTCAACAATGGCTTGTTTTACCTCATTGTAGAAACCCTCTTCAGACAGTAAGTCTATAAAATCGTCTAGGGAATGTTTAACCTCATTAAAAGTAAAGGTACTGCCATATTTTCTTCCTAACTCAAGATCGTTGAGTAGGTCCATTATCTCTCCTCCCTTGTCTATCCCTAAACCATAAATTATGGTAAAAGAGCATAATTTGAATGGAGGGCCCATTTTGTTCTTTATTACCTTAATTTTGGTAATATTCCCAATGGTCTCATCCCCATCTTTAGCAAGAGTCTTAGATACTTCAATTCTTACATCAGTGTAGAATTTAAGAGCATGCCCACCCTGTGTCACAGTGGGATTTCCAAACATTACACCAATTTTCTCTCTAAATTGAGAGATTACAATCATACACACGTTATTGTCAGCACATGCAGTTTTTAGTTTTGGATAAGCGTTATTATTCAATACCGCCTTCTTACCAATAGCACTATCACCTACATCACCATCTACCACCTTTTTAGGCATTAGCGATGAGTCGCTGTCAATGATAATTAGGTCAATTTCTCCAGTTTTGATGAGTTCCAGAGCTATCTGGAAGCCTTCTTCACCATTACTAGGCTGAGCTACAAGCATTTTGCTTATATCCACACCAAGGGCTTCAAAATAGATTTTATCAACAGCATGTTCGCCATCAATATAAGCTACTGTTCCTCCTTGTTTTTGACATTCTGCAGCTGCATGGGCACATATGGTAGATTTACCTGTGCCTTCCCACCCCATTAATTCGTAGACTTTTCCCCTAACAAATCCTCCTGTGCCTAAAGCTATGTGGTCAAAGCCTATGGATCCTGTACTGAATACATCATAGTCTCCCATGATGCCATCATCTAATGTTAATACAGTTCCTTTTCCATAGGCTTTATCCAGCTTTTCTATGGCTTCCTCTAACTTGCTTTTTCCAGTACTAACTGGTTGCTTCTTTGGTCCTGCCATTTCATTTGTTTTTCAATTGTTTTCTCATCTTCAAAGATGTATCTATACTTCAGAGTTTTATACTCGTCTTCTATAAAATGATCAGCTTTCAGAGCTCTAAAGAACTTGAAAGTATCTGTAGTTTCTACAGCCAGAATGAAGTGAGTTTCACAATAACCACATACTACTCCTTGATAGCTTTCATGTACTATCAGAGTATCCTTAAACGTCTGGAACAGCTTTTCCATGATGTAGTTCTTTTAAGTCCTTTTCTGCTTTCTCCCACCAATCTTTCTCATATCCATATTCATTCCTACATTCATCATTTTTGCAGGATAAGTGCTTTATAAAATACATTGCACTTGTCATTTCACAGAACTTAATAGTCTCTTCTGTACCAAACTGGCCTTTCAGCCTATCCAAAATTTCTTGGTTATACATACTGTTTTAATTTAACACTGGTTAATACTTCTCTTTCTACATCATAGGCTTCCCAGACTTCTTGATCTGGACCTAATACAAGACCTATTTTATCTTCCCAATAGTTAATTAGGTCTTTGGTTTTGTTAAAAACTCTATATTGCAAAGACACCTCGTCTGTTACAACCCCACTACGCATAATCTTTGTTGTTTTAGGAAACTCTCCTTGAAATTTCTTAGAAGTTTTTGAATATCTGCCTTGTTTTACCAAGTCAAAATCATCTATGAATCTCTTATCAAGTTTATATACAACAACAACGAAACCTTTCCCATAATCATAGTCATCTACGATATTGGTAGTTCTTTCATATTCTTCGTTCAAGAAAGCCCTGAAAGTATGTAAATTATCAGGCTTGAACAGTAAATACACTGAATTCAGATAAGGAACATCTTGATCCTCATCATATTCATACGCATTAATAAACCCATTCTCAGTAAGTTTCTCCTTTGAAATCTTCAGTGTGGGGAGCATAAATACTGTAGAAATGGTTTTTTTAAGTGGTTCCATTAGATTTAATGTTAACGAATCCTTTGGATTCATAATTCTTTTTGCTAATAGACCATATGTCATTTTCCTGGGCCCATTTCAGCTCCTCAATCAGTTCTTTCACTCCAGGATACTGTCTGTCTCCTTTTGTGAAGCCTCGATAAGCATCATACATGTCCTTATACTCTAATGTATAAATGAGTGGACTGTAATAATTAATGCTGTCACATACAATAAACTGAGGATACTCAACATGATACTTGTACCAAGGACTGGTTTTCTGTTCAACCAGCCACTCTATGGCTTTAAAATACAAAAGTGCTTGGATATAGGCTCTTCTATATAAGTAGTACTCATTATAGAAGTTCTCTACAGACCAAACACATTTTAAATCATATATCATTATCCTTTTCTCGTTGTGATCAACAATAACTTTGTCAAGCATTGATTTGAACTTATGTCCATCAACAATATAGTCATCTACTACGAATTGATTAGATACAGTATATCTACTGCTGGTCACCATATTAATGATGTCCTTAGTAAATTCATTTGTCTGTAACTCTTCAACAATTTTTTCAGCATTGGTCACATCCTGAGTTGTTATTACAGTAAGATTTCTGGAGCGTACCTCTCTGATCTCTCTGTAGTAAATCTCAGCATCACTGCCAATAAACTTATTCAATACTGTTTCTTCAGCAAGTTTGAACCCTGAAGCTATATAAGCCTCATGTGCAAGATCTTTAAATTCTCTGGTTACTACACCAAATCCATCTGTTGCTTCAGTAGTGACTTTATACAGAGCTTCGACGAATTCTAACATTAGTCCTGTAGGCACTGATGCTGTTGAGGACATATAGAATCTGTTGTCGAACTCTTCTGGCTGTAGCAATAATGTTTCTACAAGCCTACCCATGTTGGCAGCAAGATTTTCTTTCTCTTCTACCTTTTCACGTAACACGTACTTTTTGTAGTACTTTCTTCTATCTAAGCTAAAATCCTTTAGCGAAGAAGAGCTATCTGTTTCGATAGCTCTATATTTACGTTCTTCTGCTGTTTTGTTTACTCCCTTAATCATGTTCTACTAAATTAGGTATCCATTTATAAGCGTTTAAATGATAGCTTTTGCCATCTTCAAAATTACTTTTATACTCTTTAGAAGTATAAACTAGTTTGTCTACTAGATCTTTTGGGGTAAGGGTCATAACTCCTCCCTCGTACACGACATTAATGTCCTCCATATTTTTAATAGCTTTCTTTACATCATAGTCTTTTAAAAATATGTTGCCCTTATGGCTGCTGGTTACTTTTCTTCTCATTTTTTGTGTTTTTATTATCGATTAAACTTTTTGCATCGTGGCAAGTTTTACATAGCACCTGGAAATTATCAACCTCACAAAACAATCCCTCTATAAAACTAGGCAAATCTGCAGCACATGTCAGGCTGCCTACAGGAACTATATGGTCCACAGCTATTTCAGTAGCTTTAAACCAGTTCTTGCAGTGATTGCATTGGTACTCATATTTTTGTCTTGTATTAGTTCCCACATATTTACGTTTAGCACGATCTCTACATAGGGTTATTGGTCTCCAGGCTAAGCTCCTCTTTCTGAGTGTGTTTCTGATGAACTGCCAGAAGACAGCCTCACTCATTGTACCTGCATTTCTATTTTTAATTACTTTACTCACTCTCTTTGTTACTGTTCTTTTCATAATTAAAAATTTAAAGAAAGGGGATTTAAAGTTACGAAAACCTAACCCCCTTTCAAAGGATTATTGAACTAAACTTACTCTCTTACTGATAGTTTTTTTCATTTCGTTTAATGAAAGAACTATACTGTTAATCTCTGCAGTAGAGATGGAAGGAAGATTGTAAGAATACTTTTTAGACTCAGTTGTGAACCCTTCCTTAGCTCTGTCAGCTAATTCTTCTAGTTCTCTGATAGCGTAGTCCTCATCCAACTCAAGAGTATCAAAGTCCACATCGTGCAGAATTTTGGTAGCTTCTTCAGTTGGTACAGTCATTATTGGAAGATACTCATAGCATCTACCTTTGTGAGTACCAATACCCACAACTTTCATTGGATTAATCAAGATGAGGACTGATGTGTCACCACATCCTACATAATGAATCTGATCTGCTGTGAAATGCAATCCTGCATGAGCACAGTCAGCTGTACTCCAGTTACATTTCTCCATAGGCATGTTCACTACCTGTCCTACTCTGATATCAAAGGTACCAGTATGAGCATCTGTGAATCTATTCTCTGCCATATTTGGTAGGTCAAGATACAAATCCACTAAATCTCCAACAATAATACTGTTAGTAGGAGTTTCTTTAAGTTCTAAACAATATTCTCCACCTTTCTGTACAACTCTGTAGGCGCTAGGATTCTTTTTCCACACAGCTTTTACCTTGTTATAAGCATTGCTTACAAACTGTACAAGCTCATTGTCTTTCCCAGCAGGCAGAGTTACCACATTTCTAAGTGCAACAAAGAAACCTTGCTTAGTAATTCTGAAACTGTTGTCAGTCAAGAAGTTATACAACTGTGCTGCTACTTCAGCTCTTGGATTCAAACAACACCACATAAAGAAATTCTTTAGTGATTGATACTCTTCATCTGCTTCTAAAGCATCTTCAATATCATCAAGAGGTGCATTTTTGTATTTCCCAACCACTTCAGTGAATTTCCCAACTAGTAGTTGGGGAATACTTCTGCTTGTTCCTGTAAGATAAAGAGAACCATCTTTTAATTCAAAGTCTCTAAGCTGACCAAGCATTTTAAAACCATCAGCTATTGCTGTTAGCCTTACTGCTTCTTTCTCTTGAGCATATCTCTCTGCAGCAACTTCTCTGTCACCAATAACTGCAAAAATTTCATCTCTGGTTTTAGCTACTTTAACTCTCTCATAATGCTCTTCTGTTGCAACAGCTTTATTAACAACAGATCCATCTCTAAGCACTACTGTCAAACTATCATTTACAAGCTTGATAGTAAGATAGGGGGGTTCATTTGATACTGGCTGATTGTCATCATCAGCCAGTTTCTCAATCATTTTGTCAATTCGAGTATCTAATACTCTGTCTACAGCAGTTTCCATTTTCTGCTTGAACCAATTTAAACTAAAAAACTTTTCCATTTTTTAAGGGTTTTGTGTTAATTCTTCTATTGTTTCGTCAGTTATCTGGTCCAAGATGTCTGTGTCTTGGTTAAGGACCAGGTGGTAGTTAGTGTAATCAATTCTAATTCTATGATACTTAAACAAATCAACCAGCACATTAACATAGCGTTCATGACCTGGTTGAGCTGAATAAGAAGGTAGTACATCCATAGAAGTTTCTATGAAAGGAAATGTCTCCAACAGTTCTTTAATCTGTTGATACTCAGTATAAATTGTTTCATCAAATAAGTTATGCTGATTAGCAATAACTAACATAGATTCATAGATTCTCTCATCAGCATGTCCATTATAATTAGTTTTGTTATAAGCTAATAACTCATCTAATTGTTTGTGTAATCTTTTACTAACTGTTTTAAGTAAATACACTTTAGAAAATGTATAAGGATATTTATCTATGAGCTTATGAATCAAATAGGCTGTAATTAGCCTTTTAAAAGGCTTGTTTTTCCCTTCCATAAATTTTTCAATAGTAATAAAATTGTGAATATCCAATGTTTGTGCTACTTTGTATTCTCTTTCAGAGAGTACAAGATACTCAATCTTCTGTTTACTGGAAATTGCAAACAAACCATCAAATGTTGCTTCACTGTCCTGTTTTCCATACACAAGAAGCTTTTTGTGTGAAGATATATCTGCCACATTAAGAACTTTAGGTGTCAGCTTAGAGTTCTTGCCATGAACATATCTCTGCAAATCATCAGTTACTCTACAGTTGATTTCTCCCTGAAGTTTTACTCGTTTAGTTCCTCCAACAGCTGTAGATACTCTTTTTCTCTTTCTTGCATCTAACCAAGATTGAGCAATTGGTGTACTGTCAACATCTTTGAAGTCTTTAGTAAGCTCTTCTACAATTCTCTGGAATTCCTGAATACGATCTCTCCAAGTGTTTCTTGGATAAAGATGTAAATTTAGCATAGACATATAATTGTCATAAGAATGACTTTTATCTTTGTTTTTAAGATGAAACTCTCTGTTTTTCTTAACAAATCTGATGTTCTCATAACTATTGAGCGGCAATAGAGATTTAATAAAGGATTTTTTGTTTCCTGTAAATGTCTCATCATAAACCCAAATTTTCTGTGGATCCTTAGCATTACTGTAATTCAACTGTTTGTCATAATAACCAACAGTCTGTCTGAATTGTCCTCTTGTATAATTAATATTAGTGGTATATTCATAGAACAGATAGTCTTTGTTTCTATACAATATAGAAAAGTCAGTTAATGTATAATCCTTATACTCAGGTTTATTAAACTTTTTGTTAGTATAGACAGAAAGCTTACTGGCATCAATAGTTGTATTACCAATGATAACATTTCTGTTAGAATAACCATAGTAATTAAAGATTTCATGAATGTCCTTACAATCAATACTATTCTCATTATACTTATCAAAGAAATAATCAGACACTTTAGTGATTTTATCCAAGATAGTTTTCTTAGCCTGAGCTGTATATATCAATTGCTCTCTGTTAGGAGTTGGAAATAATCCATCACTCAAACCAAATCTTAAACCAATAGGGATATTGATATTGTTAATACCAAGTTTAGCAAAATCCATTGGGTAATATACATTATCCAAACAGATATGCATAAACTGATCAGTATTCATTTCTGACAATTGAAAATCTTCTCCTCTATGGATAATAAACTCATTTGTCACAATATTATTCTGAACATTGACATCAAAATACACACTCTCGAAATATGCTAACTGATTTCTGATTTTCTCTAAGAAAGTATGTCTATCATTAATCTTCACTGGTACAATAATCTTCACCCCATTTCTTTCCTCTGTGGATGTTTCGTAAAGCAGGTCAATAGTATTCACATCCTCTCCTTCATACATCATATATTTACGCTCTATCCCATCTTTTCTACATACAAAGAAGAAAGTACTGCAGTAGGCCAATGGGGACTTGAATCCAAGCCCCATCATGCCTATTTCTGTATTACTTTCTCTTTTGGTAGATTTACCATACTTACTGATAATGTTTTCCACATCGTCAGCATCCAAACCAGTTCCAAAATCTTCTACAGAGAATTCATAGTTGTTCTCCTTATTGATTTTAAGGGAGACAATAATGGCATCTGTTACCCCAGCTCTTCTATGGCTGTCAAGAGCGTTGCTCGCACACTCTCTGACAGTAGAGCCTATAGGATCTGAATAAAGATTCTTACTTAACATCTGCATCAATACCTGTGCAGAATCTAAGTCTAGTGACATTCCAATACTCTCCTTCGCTTGCCCTACCTCTAATACCTTAGACTGGGCTTGTTTTTCTTGAATCATAACTTAATTCTTTTAAAAATTTCATATCTTTTAATATTCTTTCAGCTACTAAATAATTCTGTAAATCCTCTCCAGTGAATACATCATCTGGACACGTAATCTTAAGAACACGATTAGCATGATTGCTTCTAACATAGGCTTTACTAATGTGATCAAGGGTAAACCCTTTTCTGTCTTTAGGAAAAGTTGAACCACCAGGTTGGGTAGTTCTTATACTATAAGTTTTAAAATCCCAAAGAATATTACGAGGACTAACAAATTGAATAGTTCCAGATTTACCATTTCCACTATACCATCCAAACGCCAATCCCCAACTGTTTCCTAAGCATATGAAGTCTCCTATTTGTAGGGTTCCTCCATATTTTATTGTACTCGTTATCATTTTGCTGGAAAATTTATGTCATTTAATACCTTTTTACTGGAAAGATACAATAACTCTTGCTCTGTACCCTTTAAGAATTCCTCAGGATTAGGAACTTTGAAAGCTCTGTTGGTATCACCACTGTAACTTACTATAAAATCTTTTCTAAAATTTCTGAACTGTAAACCTTTTCCAAATTGCTTATCCCAATAAGGACTTGCAGTTTTACCTTTCAGATATTCATTATACTGTTCCTTTACCCTTTCAGGTTCATTAATTGATAAGTATTGCAAAGAACCATACTGTCCTTGCTGTACATACCAACCAAATACAATACAGTGGTTGTAGGCTACACCTACAAAATCACCAGGAGCTAAATCTCCTCCAATGTTTAGTGTTACTGTTTTCATTTTGTTGATTTTTTCATTCATTAATACTTGTTTTTGCATATAATGATTGTTATTTCAATCATTTTAGCTGTTTTTGCATATAATAACAGACATTAGAAGGGTGCATCTATATGCAACCACGAGACTGTTTCTTCGTCTTTATCCAAAATATGTCTGTTCAACCATTCAAAACAGCCTTCTGTATCCCATTGGCCACCAGTGTAAGCAGCACTTGCAGGATGTTTGGCAGTGAATGTTGGGTTAGTAAGACATACTAAAGGCTCAAGGTGTCCTGCTTCTTTTCCTAAGAAAAGTACAGGCACTCCTGTTGGTCCAATGACCTCTTTAAGCAGGAATGTGGTGAATGGATGCCAAATAGCCATATGACTACCTGCTTTATCCTTTTCGACAGTGAGTGCTGTGTTTAGTAACATTACTCCCTGTTGGCTCAAATAACTTAAATCATCAATGTCTATATAATTTAAGTTTAATCCATTGAATAGCTCTCTCTCAATTCCTCCATAGAATTTCAAAAGAGTAGGTTGTGCTTTACCTGTAATTCTACAGTCCATTGCTACTCCTGAAGCAACTGGTGCTCCATTAACAAATTTAAAATATGGGTCCTGACATACTATAACACACTTGAGTTCTCTGAAATCTGTTTCAGCAAATGCTCTATATGTGTTCATTGATGCAGGAGCTACCTTCTTACCTGCTTGAGTCTGTCCTCTGAGATAGGCATATATAGGATCAAATCCCCCTTCATCAAAGAAGGGTTTAATCTTATCTGCCCAAGTCCCAAATAGGGGCTCAAACTTTTTCCATTCAAGTTTTGTCTTGCTCATCTTTTAATAATGATTCTAAATCTAAAACGACTGTCTTATAGACATTCTTTTTAGCAATTAATCTTGTTTTACCTATCTCAGTATTGCTTACTAATATCATTTCACTAAGACTTTTGATTCTTCTTTTATAGGCTGCTATGAGATCTTCTATATCTTCTTTCATAATAGTCCTTTTTCTTTAAAAATTCTTTCTAATGTAGTCATGCCTTTCTGTCTTGCCAGTTCTGCCCAATCCTTAATATCATCCTTAAGATACTCTCTTGGGACATTGATATAATCAAATCCAAGCAGGGATGTAATCTGTTGAGAACTGGTTACTCCTGCAATATCACTATCAAAGGATAGAATTTGTCTATTAGAATTCTCTCTTAAAAATTCAACATTCTCTTTTGTGAAACATCCAATACTCTCGCTCTGAATTGCACAGGTGCTTTGTATGAGCTTTTTTACCACCATATAGTCTTTCTTACTCTTATTGATAAAAACGAAGCTATTAGGGTTTAAATTTAGTTTTCCCTCTATAGTGGAAAAAGGAACATTACTTGGTGTCCATTTTCTTCTTCTGTCTTTAACATGTGGTCTGTAGATTTTCCAATGTCCATCATAATAATAGCCAAATCTTAAATCACTATCATTTAATTGGAATAACTGTTTATTCATAAACACTTTCTTTACAGAGAAAACATTGTTCTCTCTCAAGTCATCTATGTTCTGATGAAATTCATTCCAATAAGCTAATTCTTCTTTAGTGAATGGTCTTGTTATTACCTGGATATGTGAGTATCTCTTCCCAAGTTCTTCTGGCTGTTCATATTCACTTTTGATGAATTTATAAGCAGCTGTGTTCGTTTGATCCCCTGACAGCCCCAATCCAAAATCTTTATCAATTCTTTTTAACACTTCATTGATATCCTTAAGTCCCTCTATCATTTTTACGAAAGTGAAACAGTCTCCTCTTCTGAGATTGTCTGCAAAATCTACAAATAATAGGTTGCCAGATCTATTTCCTATCATAAATGAAGGATGTGTATCTGTTCTAAAAGGTGAATGAAATGCTTGATTGACTTTCCAGTTCTTTTCAGGACAATAGAACCTGAATATATCGTATGGTGTAAGTCTTTGGAATATGGTTTCAGGAGTAAGTTCTATTTTTTTAGCTCCTCCTATCATTATAGAAAAATAAAAAGCCCCTGTTTTACGAGGGGCTTTGATTATTTAATAATCAGATCCCCCATCAGTTAAAGGAGCATCTGTAGCCACTGGATTGTCTGCTGGATCATACTCTTTCAAATCTTTGAATTTGTAATAATCTTTACAGCCATACTCTCCAATCACTTTTAACACAAATCTTTCATAAGGTTTTAAATCTTTTGAAGGTTTGGTTTTCAAAGCTTCTTGTACTTCTTCGTTATCAAAGTCGATAACTCTGAAATGTTTGAATGTATAAACAGGGAAAAATCCTCTGTTAAACACTCCTTGGTACTCTTTGGACTCTCCTTCCACATCTTTTACGATGATAGTAGATAAACATCCAACTTCGCCTGCCCATTCTCCATTCACTTGCTCTCTAAGCTCTTTCACATCACCTTTCATCAGTTTTTTCCAATTCAAAGCTAATGTGGTTTCTGCTTCACGATAGTCAAGCTTGTTTAACCAGGCTCTCATGAATTCAAACAAATCTTCCTCTCCTGAGTAAGCTGTTCTATAATCACGTTTCACGAACCAATCAGGCAAATCGCTTTCGTTTTCTGCCCAAGCACAATTACCAATACTATTGATATATTGTGTTTTGGTTTCATCTTTGTTCAATCTAACCTTATCTTCTAAGAAGAAGGTCACCTTCACTGGTTTGTCTTTTTCACCATCTGCATTTTTCTTTACATTCTGTAGCCAGAAGTCAACACGTAAGATTGTGTTTCCTTCTCTTTCACCTAAATACTCAGCAGCTTTGCTGTCTTCTTTTAACTCCATCCCAAGAATCTCTCTGTATTCTTTTTCTGTTGGATTAACAACTAACACTGTAGCTGCAAATAGGCCTACTTTTTTTACAAACTCGCCTGATTCTCTTTTTTTACCTCCAATTGAACTCATTTTTTCCTAATTTTTAAATTATTTGTAAATATCATCCCAAAAGGTAGTCGTATTACCATCTGGATCTTGGTCTGAAATTAAGACACGACCTTTTAATTGTGGAGCTCTGCTACCAGCAACGATGCTATCATTCAATACATCAAAATTGAGGTATCTCTTTTTCTCATCAGCAACCAGTTTAGCCAAAGCTGTAACTTTTGAAGCAAAGATTCGCTTCAATTGCCCTGTTAATGCTATTTCACTGCCTATCACATCCTCTTTTCCATTATCCTTAATGTACTTATCAGTAATGTGAGCAGCATAGATTCTATAGGGACTTATCTGTCTGAAGAAATCAATCTGTTGCATGAACCACATTCTGGTGTGGTAATAACCACCTCCATCAGGTAAGCTTAGCACACTCTTGAATTCTGGATCTGTAGGTTCATACTTCTTACCTGTTTCTGTACCTCCTGCTCTATTGAATTTTTTACCAACTATGGTATTCATATACGCAAGAGTGCCTCCCAATTCAGATAAATCATCTAAATCAGAAAGTCCATCGATAATAAGGAATTCGTATTTACCTTTTTGCTCAAGCAGAGCATTTCTAAACTTGATATAGTTTAGGAAACTCTCATAGCGAGAGGTCTGGTCATTTGTGTACGTTGATAGTTTTCTGGCAGGTATGTACTCATAGCCTCCCTTTTCTAAATCTAGTACAATTGCATTTTTTTGTGTAGTCAGTGATCCTAAAATTGTTCCTTTGCCCATCTTTGGAATACTGACGATCACAAGGTCTTTTGGCGAGCTTTGTGTTACAGGTGTGATGTCCTCTGGTAATTCTATTCCTTCTTTTGTTTTTGTGTTTTCCATTTTTACTTATTATTATTTGCTACTAATTTACACATGTCTTCAGTTAATGGGTCAAAAGTTGAGGTTCTCATTGTAAATTATAGAAAGTTTTTTCTAAACTCTTTTACAGTTGTTATATTAACTTCCTCTCCATCTTTTAAAGCTTCCCAAGCCTTTCTTGTCATAATGAGATCTGCTGTGTGGTCATTACCAATTCCTATATTAATACTTACAGTATCTACAAAGAATTCTGTTTTAAATCCAGCTTTGTTTACTGCAACACAAGCTTTAGGACTGATTTTAATCTCTTTACCTAAATTATCAAACTTAAGTATAATTTGATCATAAGTTCTTGTTGCAGTTGGAGAATCCTGGTTAACCATTTTTACTCCAATTTCTTCACCTTTTTTCATAATTTTGTTCTATTTTTATAATTATAGAAACAAATATACAAAAATTGATTTAAACTTACAAATTTTAACTTGTTTTTATCATTTGGTTTCTAACGTAGTTAATTATTTTTGGACTATAAAGATACATCTTTTTCTCGATTCAACCAAACAATTCTCTCACCATTTATGTTCGCAAGTGCTGATTTTAGCCACTCTAGCTGAAATTTCTTATTAGTTGTAAAGATATGAATATCAGAGTGATCAGTGTCTAATAACAGGCTTCTTCCTAACATTTGTTCAAGATTTTCACTGTTAGAATTAATTGAAGTGATTAGAATGTTATCCAGGTTTGGATATGTTACACCTGCAGATCCCTTCTTAATTAAACAAAGTTGATTAATTTCTCCTTTGATAAAAGACTGCAGTACACTGTCATCTTTACTCTTGCTGTTGAACATTGGAATTTTGAATTTCTTTCCAGTTTCTTCATTCTCTGTAAAGATTATGAATCTCTTGTTAGGATTACTTATTATCCAACTTACAACAGTAGAGATCAAAGAACCATTAGAGTTTATGAATCTCATTCTGGCTAAAGCAGCCAACATCTTCTTGTTTCCATGTAATCTTTCTACATTTTTGTTGAGACGCATCAATTCTCCCACATCTGTATTCCACCATCTTCTAAGCTTACCACCAAATTGTCTTCTTGTCACTGGATCTAACGTGTATTCATGCACGTATACTGTGTAATCACTAATAAGACCATCTTCAATCGCTTGCTCTGTTGTATAGTTTACAATCATTGGTAAACTCGTATGGATCCTGAGATCTGCAAGAGTTGTTTTATTATATGTACCAGATGCGAATATCACATGTTCATAATCCTTAGCCATTTGTCCAGCTATAGGTAGTTTGTGCTCTTCAGGAATAAGATGAGCCTCATCAAAGACAACATAATCCCAATCTCCATCCTTAACCTTTTCCATACTAACAAAAGTACAATAGGTAATTTGCATAGGACACCCAATCTTAATACATTCATCTTCCCAAGAGTTCTTTATATCAATATTTGGATAAAGTACCAATACTTTTGGGTTGTCTATTTTTGAATGTGCCTTTATAGCAGTAATCAGTATTCTAGTCTTCCCAGATCTAACACTTGATAACACTATTCCTCTAAAATCTGCATTAACTATCTCATAGAGGATTCTTCTCTGTATTTGGTCTTTTGTCATCTTATAAAAAATGATTTATCAATCACAGAAGCATAATCTGTATCTGTAATATCCTTTTTCTTAGGAAGCTCCTTGAACATCCCAATTTCACCATGAAATGCCAATCCTATTCTAATATCATCACTACCATAACTATTTTTTATTATCCTTAAGCTCCTAAAGAACTTGGATCCTGTGCTATCCACAAGCTTGGCAGTATCATATCCAGATGGGTCTGGCACCTTATATCTCACTGGGTCAAAGAGTGCCATAACTACATCAGCATCATTCTGCGTTTGTGAGCTATCAGCAAAATCTTCCAGTTGAGGTTCAACATCTCCATTCTTAATTCTATTAATATTGGAGATGTCTCTATTAAATTGACTCACAACCACTGGGCTAAACCCATAGAAATCCCTGGCATATCTAAGCTCATCAGACATCTTGTCTATACGATCTTTTTTATTTGGAAAATCCTTGGTTGCTTTCAACAAACCAATATGGTCAACAACAATCAGAGTGATAGTATTCTCATCATCAGGTACATACCTTTTGTTGTACTGATCAATCTGTTCTATGTGACCATTCTCTAAAGCATATTCTTTGATATCCTTGGCAATACCTATTGGGTTTTCTGAACCATCAATAATAGTAACAATCTCTTCTACTTGTTTGATATAATCTTCATAAGAAAGGAACAATTCATATTCCTCAGGACTCATTCTATCGTTCCAGCCCAAAAGCTTTGCTACAGGTATACTATATCCTGTGTCAAGAAATATCTTTCTTGCCACCCATTTAGCTAACTTGTACGTTCTGCTTCTTTCCATTGAACGATAAATGATTTTGAGTTTTATGTTTGATTTACCTTTCTGTGAAATATACCAATCAACAGGGTTGAGTATGAATGCATCATCCACAAAGGAAGTCTTTCCTGAACCAGTCAGACCTCCAATGAGATAATACATGCTTTTTCTTATTCCTATATAATGATTGAGTCTGTTGAAACCCATTGGTATCCCACCATTTCTACCTTCTATGCCTTTTATTACTTCAGTCTTTAAGTCTTGAAAACTCATATATCTGTTCCCCCTCCTGATGCACTGCTTGTATAAGGTACACCTTTTTCTATCATATCTATGAAAGGCACATAATGCCCATCATTTATGAATGTATAACTGTTCTGAAGATATGTGAGCTCATTGGATTTCTTCCTTAAAGAAGATTCCTTTTTAAGAGTCACAACATAGTTTAATGCGTCAATCAATTGTCTTGCAGTATATACTCCTTCATTTAGAATAGCATTGAATTTCAATTTACACTTTTCTTTTTGAACTCGCATTCCCCTGCTTCCTGTAAAGACTCTTCCTTTATACTCAAAGTGGTCTGTACCTGGGAAAGATTCCCACCATTCATCAAAGTCTTTAGTGGAAAGTTTCTTTCTCACCATAGGAACAGCAATCTTGCTTGCCATGAACTCTAACAACTCATTCCCGGGAATTGTTATCTTGTTCTCATCAGTAAGCAAACCTTTTCTAACCAAGCTCTGATGCATAGCGTCAAGCTTCATGTTGTCTGTAATAAAGAGGTTTATATCGTGGCCCTCTTTAACAAGCATCAGTAGGAATACATGGTCAAGGTTGTAACCTTTTTTTACCAATTCCAGAAAATGCTCTTTTGTTAGTTTTATTTGCATTTTTTTTAGTTTTAACTATTATTTTAGCTGGCTGTCTTTCCTCTTCATAACGAGGGTCTAACATACTCATAAGATGTCTGTCTGATTCCAGCTCCCAATCAAATAGATCTACAAAGTTAATCGAATATTTGTCCATAATTATCCTTTTATTCTTAATCCAAATGACAAATTAAACCATTCAAAAGTATGTTCAGCTTTTTTAGTATTGCATTTGAATACTTTTTTTATTAATTTAATAGTATACTTCTTGAACTCAAGATGTTGAGCAAGTGTCATAGTATTATTAAAATACCATTCTTCGTCGTCCAATGTATCTAGCATTGTCTTACCTACCATTTCTAACTCCTTCTCTATTAAGTGACGAGTTATAGTTTCTCTATTGATCTTAACTGGTTCCATATATATCCAATTTGTTTATACCAGGGTTTACTTACTTGAATCATCTTTTGAATGAATAGTTTTCTTTGTTTCCATTCTCCTCTAGGCCACCAATACATTGAGTCTTCCTCATCACCTAAATAATCCTTATCTGCAATGAATTCAATATGTCTCCATTGTGTAGGTTTGTTTTTAGATAGGTGTTTTCTCAAGGCTAATTCTTCCTTAAAAGTTATGATATCATCATCATACATCTCTTGAAATAAATGACAGAAACCATAATATTTCCCATCAGGAACATCTTGTATATATTCATATACAATTTTGTAAAGTTCAGTTAATTTTCTCATAGCGTTATTTAGCTTCTCCCCAACTGTTTCCTATGTTGGCATCAGCTTTAATTGTTAAGTTAGTTAAATAGTGATTTCCTGCTTGTAGCATTGCTACTTCTACTGCATTTCTAGCTTGTTCTTCAAAACCTTCTATAACTTCAACGACTAATTCATCATGAACAGAATTACAAATTTTTACTATCCATTGAAGTTCGTTATCAACAATCCATTCAAATAATAGTGCTCCTGCCAACTTAATTTGGTGGGCGCCCCTAGTTTGAACTGGATTGTTGAGGCAGAGTCTGAGGTATTCTGAGCGCAGTTTGAAGTACTTAGAGACGAATTTCTTCTTTTCCTTGTAAAGTTCAACGCTTGCTGGAAATTGTAACTCATATTTGTTACCCTTCTCTTTCTCCTCCTGTAGTTTTTTATAATCATTTTTGCCAATTTTATACTTAGTCCACTCATCCCTTGTGATTGCATCTGTTTTTGCTTTAGCGTCTAAAAATTCATCATAATAAGGAAGCTTAAGCCTCCAACCATCAACTGACTCAATATAGCCAACTTTAATAGCTTTGTTCAGTACTTTTTCTCCCCAGGTATACATACCTGCATGTAAATTCTTGAAAGCATCTTCAATTTCTTGTGCTCTCTTCATAGGAATACCCTCTTTCTGGTGTATGGTAAAAGCATTACCTCCATATTGGAAGGCAAATCTTGGTGATTTAGCAGCCTGTCTTTTATCCTTATACTCTTTCTTGATGGTTTCATCATCAAAATTTTCAAGTTCAGGAAATAACACTCTTGCAAAAGCACAATGCAAATCACTGTCTTCTGTAACAGCCAGAGTCATAGCTTCATCTCCTGATAAATCAGCAGCAATAACAGTTTCCTGTCCACTATAATCACAAACTATCATTACGTGGCCTGGGTTGGCCACAAAGCAATCTCTTGTTTCATGGTCCTTAGGAAAATTTAGAAAATTTATGTGTCCCTGTCTGGTAGATAGTCTTGCTGTATCAACCATTGGGTTGAAATTGGTATAAATACGCTCATCTTCAATCTTCTGATATACACCATCTCCAAATGTAGTGACACGATGTGTAGCATTTTGATATTTAAGCCACATTTCTACAAATTCATGTTTTGATTTGCTTATAACATCAGCATTAATACTGTCCTTATCATACTTATCCTTGGTAGGAATACCAAAAGCATTGAATACTTTCAGCATTTGCTTTGGAGAAGTAACCTCAACAGTAATTCTCTTGATATCATCAAACATATCATACTGTCTATTGGCAAATTGTGGAAGATTATCATAAATATAGTCCTCAATTGTTCTTTTCCATTCAAAAGAATCAATTATATCCTGATTCATTTTGGCTTTCCAATGTTTGCTTGAGATAGGAAGACCACACTGCTCCATGTAGGCCAACGCTTTCACATATCTGCAATGTAGCATATAGGTAGCAGTCTGACCATTCTCTCTGATTTTCTGATACATAGCCTCTTCTAATTCAAGAAGTCTGTCTACATCATTGAATGAATAATCTATTGTGCTCTGTTGTGAAAGTTTTACTATATGAATATTCTTTTGCTCTGTCTTATCGTAAACAACTCCAAGCTCTCTAAACATTACAGCACCAAAATCATGTCTGATTGCAAGTTCTCCATTATACAGTATTTTACTTGCAAGCATTGTATCTCTTACCTCTACAGGCCAGAAATCATACTTATAAAAGAAACCTAAATCAAATTGAATATTGTGTCCTACTAAGACTTTACCTTGTATATATGGTATAAGATCTTCAAAATAATAATTGTTATCATACATTACTATGATATAGTTATTCTCTCCTGTTCCTATTTGCACACAAAATATTTCATTGTGTCTTGCTGTCAATCCTGTAGTTTCAGTATCTATTGCAATCTTGTTTGGAAGTATCATATCCTCAAGATTGCAATAGTTGTACTCTCCTATTTTATCAAAGAACTCAGGATGTTTTGTTATTATATAATTCATTCTTCATCTTCTAGTGTTTCACTATCCTCAGACAGGAAGGAAAGGATTACCTTGCCTTCAAATAAAATGACATCTCCTGTATCATCACATTCAACATCCATAAATCCATCATCCTTGTTTAGAATATGAGTAATGTCATCATCTGTTATAGGACGTAATTCTGTATCTTCGTTCCCATCATGGAACCAACCAATTTCTTTAGGATCAGCTAAAGTATCATCTTCCTCTGAGGAGAGAATATGCACATTTACTGGAGCACCATAGAGTGACATAAACATATCCATATCATCAGGCACCTGACCTAAAGTAAAGAACAACCACTCAGGCTCAATAGTACCAACAGTGATTTGAGTTAAGAAATGCATGCCCACCATTAATCTGGCAGGCACATAACTATTAAATACAAATTCTCCTTCTACTAAATATCTTTCATCTTCCATCTTTTCTAAAGAAGTCTAATTTACTTATGTCAGGAAAACTGCTTACACTGTTATCAACCACGACAGTTCTAAACTTAAACTGATGGTTATACTTTCTTTTAATCTCTGCAGCACGTCTTTTGAAAGTCGTAACAGGTTTAGGATCATAAATATAGCGATCATTTATCGCTTCCTCAGTTTCAGGCAAGGTACCACCTAATGCCTTAAACCATCTAAAAAATTGTTTAACTCTGTCCATTATCTTGTGTTTTATATACATAAAGTTACGAATTTTTGCTCTTTTTATCAGGCCAATGGTATTCACATTTCTCCTCTTTCTTATCATAAGGAGGTTCTGCAAAGTAACTTTGTCTGAACTGACTTGGAGTTGCTATATATCTATAGCAGGTCTCCTTTAGGGGACAATCTGTCCCACTACACATAGTAATATCTGGCATAATTGATTGTTTTTAATTGTTTGTAGGGGTAGAAGGACTCGAACCTCCAATAGAAACCTTTACAGGATGACGTACCACATCGCCATTATACTTTACCCCTTACCAGAATTAACCTTTATTTTTAAGACTTAAGGATAAGTCCATTTGTGCTTTTGCAGTCATAAGCTGCATGAAATCTATTCCTGCATTATTACCAGATCCTCCTCCTGATTGGAATTGTGGAACTAAACTACCACCATAATTACTAAATGCATCTGCCCAATACTTTTGTACTGTCATATATGCTTGCAATTTCTGATCTAATGCACCATCTGCTTCCATTACTAATCTTTTTTTAGTAGCAATACCTTGACCTTCAAGAATATCTTTTTGTTTTCTTAAATCAGCTGTTTTCACATCTAATTCTGCTACTTTATTACGAGATTCAGCTTCAGTTACAAGCTTAGCTTTGATAACCTCTTGTTCCCACTTAGCTTTAGCAGCAGCAGCCTCTCCCTGTTTCATGGTAGTGATAGCATCTTGAATAGCTTTTTGAGCATTTGCCTTAGAAGTTTGTACTGCCATTACCAATTTTTGCTGATCAGAAATTTGTCTTGTAACAGCATCTGAGAAAACAATCTCATTAATTGTGAAATTAGATAATGTAACACCATAAACAGCAACATCTGAAGCTTTTATGATTTGAGGTTTACCATCTTTGAGTACAATCTCTGATAATCTTGAGTTTGCATCTGACAAGGTATCTTTAGTCTTAACAGCTCTTGTTCTGTAGATACCATTATTCGCCTGGTCTTCTGTATATGTCAATAAAAGAGTTTTCTTTTCAGAAACAGCTTCTTTTGATGACATTAGTGGACCTGACATGTAAATAGCTTTAGTTACAGCCTGTTTGATAAGCTTAAGCTCAATAGACTCTTGTGTACCATAGTCACTATGCAATTTTAGCACTTGTTCTTTGTTTGTAGGCATATACCATCTAACAGAACCAGACACTGTGCCTGTACCAAAATCATTAAATCCAATATTGATAGCACCTTTGCCACCTTCATCCTCTTTATTAGAGAACCATAATTGGTTACTTCTTTGGTACTTGGTTACTGTACCACCACCCTGCCAGGCCCACCCTGGTGTACTGGTAACTGACATTGCTCCTGAAACAGGACTTTGTATTACTGCAATCTCTCCTGCAGCAATATCTTCAAAACAATTTGCGGCCAAAATAATACTCAATAGGACTCCCCCTATAATAAGGCCAAACTTCTTAATAGTTGCGATAATGTTTGTAACTTCCATGCTTACTTAATTTAAAGTGTTATTAATATTATTAATTTGTTCCTTTGTTTTTTGAGTTTCATCTAAGATGTCTTTTTTCTTCTGAGCTACTTCTTCAGCCTGTTTAGCCAGCTCATCGAGAGCTGTAGCTTTGGCTATTTCTTTTTTAGCTGTGCGAATATTAAACATTTCGATTAACTTAATTATACCATAAACAACAATGGCTGCAATTGCTGCAATCTCTAAAATTCTCAACATAATGTAAAAAATTAAAGCCCTCCTAAGAAGGAGGGCCTTGGTTAAAATCTTCAGTATTAATCTTGTCAAAGCACATATCCCTGATGTCATCTAATTGGTCAAGAGAGAATAAATCATTAATATCTGTGTCTTCCACATATATTGCTTGAATTCTAAACTCAGCACCACACCCTGGATAGCCACTACCATCAGGATAGTACATCACTGCAGGTTCTTCAGGAGAATAATCTCCCACAACACGCAATTCTATGCCACGATAAGTAATGTGAACAGTCATAACTAGAATCTTTCAGCTAATACTTTCTCAGCATAAGCTAAACCTCCTTCCAAATCATCCACATACTGAGCAGCTCTCATCTCTTCTTCCACACAATATGGATTGGCTCGTTGAGAGTCACTCAATTTTTGTTTAGCTTCTGCTAACTCAAAGCGAGTCGTAGCTATGGTCACTTCTAACTTTGATTTGGCTTTTTGAACGTCTAAGTCCAGTTGCTCTGATTTCATCTGATCGTCTGACTGTGAGATTAGATCTTTGTACTTTAATACTTCCTGTGTTGGATTCTCTTGTTTTTTCATCTTGATTTAAATTTGTAATGTTAATAAATTGATTTTTGAAATTTGTATGCGTAAGAACGTGTTTATTAAATTGACTTGTGGTTATCTCTGTATAACCTTCTAATTTGAAAAGTTCTGTGTGAGGAATTGCTTTAGCTGGAGGCCAATGGAAATATCCACCATCAGGTGAAGTACACCAAGTTTCTCTATATTCTCTCCATGCATAACTATTATTATGCATAAAAGCATTAACCATTCTGTAGTTATCATCTGTGGTTTTTATACACCATTTTTCAGGAAACACATCTTCTTCTTTGAGCACATGTTTTTTAAATTGCTCAAATGTAATTTCTTTATAACCTGGTTCATCTGGTTTTCCATATGTACCATAACAACGTATAGAATGTTGAGGATAAAGTAAGCAATTACCAATATAAGGTTCCCAACTAGGTACATATCCAATATATTCATCCTTTTTGGATTTAAGAAAGTCACTAAGAATATCTCTATTTTCCTTGGTTGTCATTATATACCAATTATCAGGAAGTCGATAACATTCATCTGGAGTTAAAGGTCTTTGCTTCAAATGTTCAGGAACTACTGGTACATGTTCTCTTCCACCAGGAAGAAAAGGTTCCAATTGACTGATATGATATTCTGGTTGAGAACTACTTTCTAGTACTCCCCAATAAGAGATTGGTCCCCAAGCTACTCCTTTATGTCTGGATCCTACACCAGCTTCACTCCTACTTAGTGATCTATTCTTTAAATATGTAATCAAAGCATCGTTAGGCTGCCAACATACTCCTTTAGTGGGAAATACAAAGAGTTGTTTGTGAGCAAGTTTATCCAAATCTGCTTTAAAAGGTTTCCAACCAACAGGCATAAGCTCAACATCTCCACCAATTACTCTATTGTTAACACCAGTTAGATTTAAAGTATGAGCATGTTCAACCTCATGACAAACACTACCTTTAGTAGGATTTTCTAAAATCTTTAAATAGTCTCCTACTTTATAGCATCTAGTATTTCCTCCTAAATTATGTCTGAGTACTTTAATATATCTACCAACTAAACCTGTTATACTATAAGTAATAATCTTTGCCCAATTGTTTTTACTGCGATCATATATCATTCCTGACCAAGTCTGACCTTTAGCATCTCTGAAGTTTGAGTTATGATTATGTTTAAATGTTACATCACCCATAGTATTCACAGTTATTTCAACACCTTCAGGAATAATTACTTCTGGACACGCATCTTCTTTTACTAAATGAGCAGGCTTAATAACAGTAACATTAAGATAGCCTCTATCTATGGCTTCTTGTATAAGTTCTTCATTAGACATGATTCCTAGAATTTATTGGTACCAACAAGCTTATATCCAACAACTTTATTGTTTTCAGTAACCTCTTCAACCTTTGCCCATGGGACAAATGTTAATGCTTCTGTTACATTAAAAGTACTACCCATACCTTCACTACATGTGTGTACCCTAATTACGACTCCTGTACCCTCAATTTCCATTGCTTGGGTGATGGTTCCAACACCATCTGAGGAATCTCCTTTACTTTCTATGTTTTTCCAAATACTATCCATTTTGTAATAAATTAATAATTATCCATCTTAAACCTGCACTATGCCAATTATTGCCCTTTCTTACAAGGATTCTATTGGCCTTAGGAAAGTAATCAATAACACCCCACTTTTCAGTTTGAGTATCTATGACTACTTTAGATCCATTAAAAGGCACAACTATACAGCCTTTACGCTCAAGTTGTCCTTGTATATCAAGTTCGTGAAATTTCTCAAACCTGGTTTCTCTTAAAGATTTATTATAAAGACTCATAGCTCTAAAATCATTTTCCTCCTGTGAGGCCTGTTTTTTTAATTCTTCACTTTTTTTCATTGAGTATATCTTTAAATTTCTTAAGAAGTTCTTCTGCTCCCTGATGATTAGAAATAGTAGCAGTTTGTCTGATCATTGCTGCCATTAGACCCACTATAGGATTTTCTTCCATCATACGTTTTATCATCGTAGCAATGTGAACTGCAGTAAGATAAGTACGTTCATCTGATGTAAAATTGTTTCCCACATGATCAAAGAGCGCTCGCCCTTCGTCATGTTCGCCTTTTAGAATGAATAGCATAGTTTCACTCATTTTCTCTGACAGAGCATCTGTGTCTACAGAGTCATAACCTTTTTTGTTTTCTTCTGACATGATATTTAATTTATTAATTAATACTGTGGGGATAACAGGAATCGAACCTATGATCTCTTGAGTATCAGTCAAGTGCTCTAACCAACTGAGCTATATCCCCTAATAAAAAAGAGGCAATTTCTTGCCTCTTTTATAATCTCTGATTTATGTAATAGCGCAGAGAACAAGCTGCGTGTTATGTCTTTTAATTTCTACCATTACAAAGGCTCAGTCTTTAAACCTGTTTAGAACTGCCAGCCTACTCTGAATACAGGGCTGATGCTGTGTCCTAATTCAAGGCGTGTAACATTATCACCCCAATCAGGATTAGTGTTTGTTAGAGCTGCTCCCCATCCTAATTCTGCACCAAGGTACACTTTAGGGATGATATAATAGTCAGCTCCTGTAAACACACTGGCACCAAGACCAAACTTTTTATTCTGCCCTTCATAATCATCATTGCTGGTTACATAACCAGCGTTGGCCTCATAGCCCCAGTACGTTGATAAACGTTCAGCTCCTGCTCTGTGGTGTTCTACACCAACTAAAACACCAATAGCGAACTCTGTATCAACACCTGACACACCTGAATCCAACATTGAAAGATGGGCACCCCATCTACATGCTTTCTTCTCTGAATGGAATTGTCTTATCCTTACCCCTACTGTTCCCAGATTACTGTTAACATCAGAGAGGGTAAAAATACCACCTCCTGATAAATCAGGCGTCAAATTGGCCTCAAAAATGGTTGTGCCTTTAATAGGCTTCGTGAACGTTCCAGCATCAGTACTGATCTGAGCACTAACTGTAGTTAATGCAATTAGTGCAAGAGCACTTAAAATAATTTTTTTCATTTTAAAAAATTTAAGTTAGTAAAAATTTTTCCCTCTTGTGAGGGCACTCAATCAATTGTGGAAAGAGTGGGACTTGAACCCACATTCTTGATAACTGTACTGCTAACTGTCCTAACCATTAGACGATCTCCCCTACCAACCCATAGTATCAATTAAACAAACATCACTCTCCCTTGTTCGATGCAGGGTCTGACATCTCACTTGGAATTTCTTCAAATGGAACAGTATCTGTACCATCACTTTTTTCTTTATAGCCATAGTGTTTAGCTATCATATCCAATACTGCTAAACCAAAATCATCCATTGGAGTAGCCATAATAGGATACATTTCTTTATAGAAAGTATCATCATCAAACCACATCCATGTTTTGAAATGAATTATGCTTCTTGCTGCTCGTGCACCATCTTGTGCTATCGCTTGCTTATAAGCATAAGGCAAGTAATCAAGAATTTGTGCTTTAACATCCAATTGTCCCCACTTCTCATCCTCAGGACATGTTCCATCTTCTACTGACTTAACATAGTCAGGTGTTAGAAAAGGTTTAGCATTTTCAAAAGTCATTAGACTTATCAAGTCTAACTTTTGTACTCCCAAATCGTCTTCAGATTCTGTATCATGGAATCTGGCAATAATCTCCTCTTGTGTTCTCATTTTTTAATATGTTTATTTTTGGTTTTAACATGCTCTTCTTCATCGTCATCAAAACTATGATAAAGGATGTTTAAGGCTACAAATATAATCATTATGATTAGAAATATTGCTAAACCTATGCCACAAGTTTCACCTTGCAATAATAATTTAACAGTCAGCATCGCTCTTCTTTATGTTTAATCCCAAGAATGCAATAAGCATGTGAGGGGTTGTTAAACCCCCTACATCTTACTTCTACAAGTAATCTTTTTGCCATAATATTTCTTAATGTGTTTGTTGAATATTCCAGCAAGCCTTTTTTAAATCTTTGTCTGGCCATTGTGTTGTTGGTATTTAAATTAATCTAGTAATAGCACTCTCTTCCATGGTTAGGATTTTAAGAATAGCTCTTTCCTGTTCTGGTGATACATGTAAAATATGAGAAAGAATCTCAATCTTATCATGTGTAAGTTCTGTTACGCCTTTAGCGAAAGCGTGAATCCTGTCAAACTGATTGTGCACTTGGTGTAGTTCACAAGGGTCTAAAGGATTCTCTTCATCCTTAACCCATCTTCCATTTCTGATAACTGCTTTACTCATAATTAATTAATTTTAGTTAGAAAAAGCCCTCCTAATTAAAAGAGGGCGTTAATTATTCTGCAATAGTGTCCTTTCCACTAGTGGAATAGGTGTAAATTTGGTCATGACCAGTAACTTCCACTTGTTTACCACCAGTAGCAATGCATAAATCTTTGAGTTCATCACTCATTTGCATTAAACTGATGGCATTCACTTTATATGGAAATTCATCATAACCAACTTCATCTTGACCATCATTAATGATTAAGATTTCTGGTAGCTCCTTAGACAGATCAACATCAAGATTGTGTAATTTTCCACTCTTAATACTTGCTGCAACGTGCTCTACAACTCTGCCAATGTTTGTAAAGCTACCTGAAGGATAATTGGAATGTTGAGTCCAAAATCTCTCAACATCCTTAGCATCTTTAACATGGATGAATTTAAGACTACTTGTATTAGAAACAAAGAAACTGAAGAACACTTCAGCCTCTCCTCTTATAACATACTTAAATCTATCCATTAATAAAGCATTTACCCAAATCTGCTTATCTGTTTCATTCATACTACCTGATTGGTCACATAAGATAATAATCTTTTGTTTCTTTTCACTGGTCTGAACTGGTACATTGATAAGCAAATCTTTGGTAAGGAACTTTCTTCTGAACGTAGGAAGCATTCTCTGCACAGTGTCAATCATTCTTAATTGATCATAACTACGCATGATTTTCTTTCTATGTATATCAGAATTAGCAACTTCTTGCTCTCCAATACCCTTCTCAACTTTAAATTGAGACCCTAAATCACCAATGATAGATATTTTATCTAAGATTGCTAATTTGTGGTCCTTATTAAATCTACACATATCAACTTGAGTATTTAAATCTGGATCAGCATAATCACATCTCCTGAACTCAATTCTTCTTGATTTCTCTCTACCAGACTTCTTCTGTCTGTTGTTATAAGAGTCAACATCCCTAACCTTATGATTGAAAGCAATTGCTTGCTCTAAAGGAGTGAATCCTGGTATGAAAGTTTCATATACGTTTTCAAACATAGCTACTTTCTTATCCCATTCTTCTGTACCTCCACCATAATCATTTCTATCCTTGAATTTCTCTGCAATATAGTCCTTGTCATCAATCATTTTGAAATAACAAACCCTTGCAAGCTCCTTAATCCTTTTGATGTCCTCAGAGGCCCAATAATTAGTTTTAGCAGCAATCTGTTCCTTAGTGGGAGTTAGATAGTTTTCAGGCTCCTTAACAAACAGATTATCATTACTGTCATCATCAGCATAAACATATGATGTATAGCTCCAATTAGACCATCTGGTAGACTCCCAAGCATAAGCTGGTTTCTTTTGAACAACACTAAGTGTTTCTCCATAATAGTCTTCCTCATCAGCATCCCAACCATATCTCTTGTTTCTTCTCTCCTTCTTTCTCTCACTTTTAGTTTTTCTGTAATCAGAATACAATGTACCCTGATCCAGATTACCTCTATTAAGAGTAGTTTTCTCAGATTCATATCTCCAAGTGTTGGGACCTGTCTGTACAGCAACAACACCTCTACTTACAGGTGCTGTTATTGCCCTTGGTGAAAACCAAGGGTTACGTTTAGGTTGCCAGCCAGCCATTAGTGAAGACTTTTACCTTTGTTAAGTTTTCTCTTCTCAATACTTTTCAACACATCAGCTACGTTGGCATCAATCTCAACCTGAGCTGTTTGTCGAGCTGGTTCTGGTGTTCCTCTTTGGTCATAGCCATAACGAGACTTTCTTCTAGGAGCTTCTTTTTCTTTAGCATACTCAGCATCAATCTCTTCTATTACTTCGCCATTGTCAGCTTTATTAATAGATTCCATAGAATAACGATATCTGCCAGCCATATGTTGAATTTCTTCGTTAGTTTTCTTAGTAATAGCAGCATGAACCTGAATTAGGTCATCATTTACAACCATACTTCTAACTTCACTAAATTTATTAGTCAATATATTATAATCACTAACAAATACTCTCTTCTCTTCAACAGTTTTGTTAGGATTACCTTTTAAAGTATTAACAAGATCCTCTATCTCTGCACCAATTTGCTTAAACTTAACAGTAGCCTCAAATTTCTTCAAAGCATCTTTGATTATGCCAGGTTTTCTAGCAAATTCTGCAATGTATAACAATGCATCTGGACCACATTCCTCATAGATTTCATAACAATCAAGAGCAATCCTTGGACTAATGATAATACCACTTTTACAATACTCTTGTAATAGGAATGGTATGATTGGATCAACAGCACCTTCACCAAATCTTCTCTCTAATAATGTATTATAGGAAGCTTCATTGTAGTTATCCCATATTACATTATTCTCAAGAGGAAATCTTTCCATTAATGCTTTTAAACTAGCGTTTTTAGAAAACTCATCTCTTGTCTTATTAGTACACCCAACAATGAACCTTGTCTTAATTGGAAATACTTGAGTACCATTTCTGAATACGCCTGAGGATAATATATCCTTTAATTGTTCCAAGATGAAATCTGGAGCATCCATCAGCTCCTCGAAAATAACATACTCGTGATTCATAAACGAATTTTCAACTAAATATTCAATTTTTCCTGTCTCCAGGAGTGGAATGTCTAATCCCCCAAACAATCTGTCTGTGGTCATACCAGTACCCATAGTAATAATATATGGATTAATACCTCTTTCATAGAAATACTCTAATGAGTACTCTGATTTACCATGGCCACCTGGACCATACAATACAATATTCTTTTCTGTCTTTAATCCAACTTCAAGAATACCAAATGTTTTATCCATAAAGACATATTTGTCCAATAAGGATTCTCTAACTTCTTCTTTGTCTGACTGTGTCATCTTTCTAAATTTTGTTTTTAAATAAATCTGTGTTCCATATATAAAAATGTGGGGGTTTGTGCTCATACAAATTTTCCCCCACATTTTTTGTTATTTTCTTCTTCTCAGAAGAGGTCTTCTTTTTATCCAATATCCAGCAGGACTTGCTCCTAGCTTATCATATTGACTACTCACTTGTTTCAACTTTCTTTCTTCAACAGAAGGAATAGGAGGAATAGCATATTCTGGTGCTGGTTGATGGTGTCTTGGTATCAACTTAAAATCATTATAAGCTGCTCTGATATCTGTACTTACTATTTCTAATAAACTACACTGATCTTCAAGATCACCAAGATATAGAGTTCCATAATGATTGAAACTATCTTCATCTTCAACTTCCAAATCATCAAGAGTTACACACATAGGTGTGGTTTCTTCTATATCACCATGATCAGAGGCTTCTCTAATAGTATAGATATATACTTCACTAGAACCATTTTCTTCTAAGAAGTTATCAACTATTTTATATAGACCCTTATTGGCAGATATAAGACCATCATTTTCAGGATCGAATGTGGCATCTGGTACAATTACCAGAGATTCACATTCTCGTGGTGCTGTTCCCATACCACATTCAATTATGAATATACCAGGAATACGACCAAGGTGGGACTTAACATACTCAACGTCAGTCCCACTAGCCAAGGAACTCTTGGCTAGATAGACTTTCTTATTGGACATGACTATGCCTCAGTTGTTTCAGGAGCAATTGAGAAATACTCAAGGGCAATTCCTTCAGCCACAGAGATTTCATCCTCTAACAATTCCAAATCCATTGTTAAAGAGCACATTTGTTCAACCCAATGAGTTGGATTGAAATTTTTGTCACCAGGACGTAAGCTGTCTCTTGTTTCAACAGATAAATCTGTTAAGTTCAAGATTGCTTCTTCAATGGTGTCTTTTCTTCTGCGTAATGTACGCAATTTATCTTCCATAGCAGATTTACTTGCTTTGAAGATTAATTTAGCTCTTGTATCAAGAACTTCTTGTCCTGAAGATGCTAATATTCCTTGAAATTTTGGTGCTCCTTGAGCTGCTGTTCCATTTGACATGTTTTCTAGTTTTTAGAATTTTTAAATAAAAGTAAATTGTTTATCGAGCATTAATAGGGTTTAAGCAGATTTGGCGTTGCTTTAAGGACTTCTAATTTGCATGATCGAGTTGTTTATAATTGATTAATATTTGAACCTTGTATATAAAAAAAGTCCCTTATTTCTAAGGGACTTTTCTTACTATAAAACTTCTTATTCTTTGATTATGCGCAGAGTTCTTTGCTCTGTTGCCTGATTAAGAATGATGTTATACATTCCTGTAGAATAATCTCTTCCAAACAAAGGAGAGTTAAATTCATCAGGCGTAATTGTTCTGGTCTCAACAGAACGTCCTAGAACATCATAGATGCTCATATTAATAGGATTGATAAGATTAGTACTTCTTACTGAGAAAGTGCTTCCAAATGGATTAGGATACACTGTGAATGTAGACGAAGGCGCTACATTCCCTGTAGCATTAACCCCCTTTTGTGAACTTCTTATTGAAGTACAAGTAGATTGTGTTGTATTAGGTGATTTCACAACATCACAATGTCTTCCAGCACCATTTTCATTGTTGTATCTGTCTAATAAAGAACCAGCTGCACCACATGTACCATTAGCAAAAGCTGCATTAACTAAAGCTTGTAAATCAGCTATAGTTGCAACTGAATAATCTAAAGTACCATCACAGATGTTTAGCAATGCTGCTACAGATTGTCTAGCTAAGTTGTTACAATCACCACCACCTAAATTCAATGCTTGAAGCAATGTTAAACCAGCAGGAAGTGTTGAACCAGTGAATACAGAATTATATGGTGTACAAGTTGTATAACAATCCCAAGCTAATGTATGGTTTTTCCAGTATCCTAAAGTACAACCATTAGGTTGTGCACAAGATAAAACAAGAACAGTTTGACTGCAAGAAGCTGATGTGTTATCACACTCATCTTCAGCTGTCCAAGATTGTGTATGAGATACACTTCCATCAGGGTTATTTACAACTACTAAAGCACCTGGAATTATATCAATATCTCCAGGAGCAGTACAATTGTCTGTTGCTGTTGGAGTATCAAATACAACTGCTGCATCACAAGCAACCTCTTTATTAGGTAAACAATTGATAACTGGAGCAGTAGTATCTATTCTGTATGTAAATACCTGATCACAAGTATCAAATAGACCACACGAATTTTCAACTCTATAAGTACGAGTAAGCGTTAGTGCGCAATCAGTACCAGTAACTACATCACTAGATGTATATGGTAAAGTAGGGCAATCTGAATCAACTGTAGGAGCTGTTGGATCAGGAATGGTTGGGTTACAACCCAATGCTCCACCTGGAGCACATGTAATAACTGGAGGAACAGCAGCAAGAATTTGAATACGTCTTACAAAAGGAATATCTGAAATACATCTGTCTGCAATTCTACCACTAATAACAATAGGTCCTTCACATAAAGAAGTTATAACAACAGGATCAAATGTTAATTGTGCAAGACAACCACCAGTATAACCAAATTCTGTTTTGTAAGCAGCAATAATTCCTAAAAGAGTACCTTCATCCACAATATCACATGCTGCAACTTCTCTGTCAGCAGGTAAAGTAGGCTCAATTACAGGAGGAGGAGTAATTGTATATGTTGCAGTACAAGATTCCTCTTGTTCACATCTGTCTGTTACTACCCATCTTACTGTAATTGCTCCACCACATAAATCAGGAGCTTGAATTGGTGCTCCAGGAATAGTATTAACAATTATTGGAGGAAAACCACCTGAAGTAGTAAATGAATCTAACCAATTTTGAAAATGTGCATCAAGAGCAGTTTGATCTGCAAACTGACATGAAGGGTGTGATAAAGTAAGAGGACAGTTTGTGATAATTGGGTCTGGTGGTACAGGAGCACCATTAATTACAGGAGAAGTAGCAGTACATCCATCACAGTCTGTAATTCTGATTACATAATTCTGTGGAATTACGCCAGGAAAGCTACCTGTAGTATTTGTTGCTACTACTACTCCACCAGGAGAGGTAACTAAATTATAGGTGTATTGTCCACAACCACCAGGGAGACTAGGGAATTGAACAATTTGATCTGATGTTCCTAATTTAGTACCAGTTAATCCAGGAGTAATTGATACAGTAGTGAGATCATTAGGACAATCTACAGGAGTAGCACTACCTTGTATAACTAAAACTTTAGTAAATACTGAAGCAGCACATCCTGTACCTGCTGGATCACCTGGTAGAGACATTCTAACTTCAGTAGAACCAGATAAAGGTCCTAAAAGTACAGCTACGCTATTAAACAAACCAGAAGAAACAGTAGTAGTAGAAGTTAGGGAATTGTTGTTAACAAATCTAGCACCACCAGTACTATCTCCTGTAATAGTCCAAGTTAAGGTTGTACCATTATCTAAAAGAACACTTGCTGTAGTGTAGACAATGAGGTTGCCAGGTCCAGCACAGACAAATCTAGGTTCAGCACTTGCATTACACTGTGCAGACAAATCATTCGTGCCCAATAACGTCACGACTAACAGAAATAGTAGGGCCAATCTTTGGACACTACAACGTAGAATTTTTTTCATTTTTATAAAAATTTAAAAGTTTAGGCAAATGTACTTAAAAATTTGTTAATGTGCACATTACAATGAAATTTTAACAATGAAAAATCCTTACTTTTTGTGAGGATTCTCTTAGTTTCTACCTCTACCTTTAGTTCCTCTATTCTTCTCATTTCTACATGGAAATTGTCTTACATAGACAGGTGTAATATCCTATTAAACAGGAGATACATAGTGTTCCTTTTGTTAATGAAAACATAGTTAGTTCTAAAGGTAATAATTTGGACATGAGTAAATGGAGAGCCTACCTCCAGTCCTTGGCATTCAATTCCAACAAAAAGTGTTGGATTTACTTAATAGGATAAACATATCTTCTGAAATAATTAGTATTAGTCCAGTGTTCTACCCCTTTTTTATTCATAATCTTCACACATCTAGGATGTGTATCTACAATTTTGACAGTATCTACTTCAAACCCACCACATTCAGTATAACTACGTGTGAATACAAACTCATTCCCTATATATATAGGATCTCTATAAGTAGTAAGCTCCTTCTCTTTAGAAGGAGCACATGCTAATACAGTGGCTATTAAGCCTAAAAAAATAAATTTTCCCATAATTAATCTGATTTGTGTTTATTTAATAGTTTCCATTTATCTTCAAGAACTTTATACATATCAAGATGAACAGGAGTACATCTGGAATGATAGAATATAGCTCTCATTTCTATTTCGATAGCTCTAATCTCAGTCATATGGCCTCTTATTTCGTCTCTAACTAGTACTCTTTTCTTATTTTTAATAATCACTCTTGTCATAGGTGCATTAGTAGTTTTTAGCATGATAGTGTGTGGTTTAATAAAAAGCTCCTCTATATTTCAAGAGGAGCTTTTAATGGTTTAGTTTAATAGATCTTTGTTCTCACCTTCAGCTTTAGATGCTGATTTTGGCATTCTTTTAGCCTTTTTAGACTCTTTCTCTACATTCTCAACAAATGCCTCAACATTGTTAATAATGTTCTCTTTAATGGTCTCTTCTCCATTTTTAGTAGCATCAAAAATATCAGCTGCTACTTTAGCTTTACGTGCTTTGATTACAGCCTGCTCAAATTTTTCAAAGCTATCATAGTCATTTGGATCAACACCAAATAGGCTACGTTTACCTTTCATTTCAACAACCTGTACATCTACAGCACTATTAGGCATATTCTTAAGGGTGTCCTTAATGGTACGCATCAATACTTTGACATCCTCAGGCATATCATCAGGCATATTGTTTATGTCAAGAGTTTGAAACCCTTTTTCAGAAGCAACATGACCAGTAAGTCTGTCCTCAACATCATTATCTCTTTTTCTTGGTTTAAGATTGGCACCATACATTTCAGGATACAAATCATTCACTGCTTCATCAGTCATAGATTTAGTATCCATGTCCCCATTAAACATTACTTTGTATGCCTTAGTTACCTGGCCAACTTTAGATTCAAGCTTAGCCATTATACCCAGAATTCTGTCTGCTTTACATAGCATACATGGTTCTTTCTTTGTGTGACGCTTGTCACCTTGTATCATTACATTACATAACTCTTTCTGAGCTATAATGTATTTAGCAATTGTAGCTCTTGCTACCTTCTCCATAGCTGCTTTAGCTACTGTTTCATTTTTTTGACTGTGTTTTTGAAATAAACTCATCGTTATTAATTATTAAGGGTTATTGAATACTTTCTTTGTCCACTCTACAGTATATGTGTAGAATGTCTTTAACTTCTTCATGCACTTTCTTAGAGTATGTATACTCTATTCTTGCCTTGGGTACATACCCCACAACAGTTCCTATCTTAGGTATAGTTTCCAATATGTGCATTAAATGTAATTCACCTATTGTTTTTACTCCTAATACCTTCAATATAACCTTGGTTCTTACTGTAATATCAAGATCTTCTATCTTAACATTATTATTGTCTGTTTTTATATGCATTGTATAGATATTATTTATCGTTTATAAATATGTAATAGACTAAGCCTATGGTAAACCTAATCACAAGCCCATAGGCAAAATCTATTACTCCTAACTAACCTTATAAATAAAAAGTATTATGAAAACTTGATATTCTCCTCTAAATTCCAGACCTTTGAGGCACAGTCGAAAGACACTTGAGACTTAATATTACTGCTCTTATATATTCCTCAGACAGCACCCCAGATTACTTATTCTGCATCTCACTAATCTTATTAGATAATTCAGCTGCATATTTCTTTCTCTTTAAAGCATACTCCTCGAATGTTATATTATTATTACAAGGAGTAACCTGTAATAGACAGGCTAGTTTAAATGGACTAAATTTATTGTCTACACTATAGATTTTGGGATATACCTCTACTGTTGTCTCCAGGAGTAAATAAGGATTACCAATTGGATCCTCACTTAAATTAGGAACAAAGTCAAATCTACCCACACCTATGCGCATAACTTTCTTAAATAGTATGTCTCTTAATCCTTTAGTCATAGTACAACTATTTAATGTAGAATCTTTAAAATCAATGGCCTTAATGACTTTGTTATCTAAATCCAAAATTATTTTTGCTTTTGCTTTCATTTATTTTAATGTTTTTAGCTTTATTTCTATTGTACTTTGTCTGAACAAATATTAAATCCTTGACATCAGTCCAAAAATCCTTTTTAGTAGTTCTGGTCATCAATCTAGCTCTGTCTCCTTTAATCTCAACCAATATGAATCTCATTCTATGGTCAGATTGCCATTTAGTGTGATAATTACAACCCACTACTATTTGATTCTCTAAACTCTCCATATTATTTTAATAAATTATCTAATTCATCAAAAATTTCAGAAGCCATAACTCTTAAACTTGCAATTCTTGTTCTATCCTTTGTAAAATTGGAATATTTTAACTTAAGAATACGTATTTTAGCTGTAAGCTTATCAAGATCTTCCTTACCTTCAAGACTTTTATTATGTGCCAAATGAAATTCTATCTCATTACGCAATTTAGTCTTAAAGTCTAGTTCATCTTTCAGTCCTTTAATCTCTAATTCAATCTTATTAAAACATTCTTTAAGCTTTTGACGAGTGTTCTTAATTCCTTTAAATTCCTTACTATTAAAATCAACATCTTTATATTGATTTTTAAGGTGACTCAATGAGTTTTGAAGATCCATTTTTCTTTTAATTAAAGCACTTCTTTTAGCTTTTATATCTAAAATAAGACCATCAATCATCAATAAATCTTTTTTAGTGGGGTTAAATTCTTTCTCCATACTATTTATTATTTCTAGTTATAGCAAATAGCCAGGCCCCTACTAAGAGGCCTGCTAGTATACAAATAAAATCTGCCATATTAATAACTGTTATAAATCAGTTCATCAATATCCTCATCAGTTAATGGTATCTCCATTATATTAGGCACATTACTTTGTAATGATCTAATATGCTTAAATAATGGATGTTTAGTATTAATTCTTTTATAATTACTACCCATTATCATATGTACTTCTTTACCATCAGAGACTATATCGCCTACACATGTGCTGCGTACACCATATTCTCTGTAATCAGCATTGAAATCATTCTGCGCCTGATAAAAGCTACGCACTAGATTTTCAGCTCTTACTGAACCAATAAACTCATAGTCTTTATCAAGACTACAGTCTAAATTTAATCTTCCATTCTTAGGATGGAAAATATTGTACTGTTTGATTGTTGTTATACTCATCGTTTTTGTTGTTTGTTTATTCTTAATAGTTCTTCTTCGTATGCTTTGTGTGCCTCTTCTTCATCCTCAAAATAGCCTAAGTGCTTGCTTCCACCATCAACTGTTATTGTAGCATGCCAACACTCATCTCTAGTATACCAATGTACACCAGTATAAACACTGGTATGTGGTATATGTTTTCTATCACAACTCTCTCTTTTAGTGACAATCAAAAGATTATCAGCACTATCTGAACGAGTATTATAATCCTTGTATTTAACCACTAAATCACTACTAGGGTCATAACCTAAAAATAGCTGAGCTACTAATGATCTAATGGTATATGGTTTATAGTCACCCTTAATAGAAAGATTAATACATCTATATCCTTTAATGATAAATGTCTTTAATATTCTACCAGTTTTATGGTTCATAACCTTTCCTGTATTGGACACACTATAATTAGTAGTACCATATTTTATCCAAACTTCCATTAGTTCAAACAAATTACAGGATAGTTCATATATTGGGCATTAGACATAGCATCGTGTGCTATACATGCTGGTACATCATCTTCATCTCCTTCAAAAATGAGATGAAAATATAAACCACCATCTATTCCTGTTTTAGCCCACCAAAACAGTACTGGTTTAGTTTCTCTTTCCATTATTACGTATATTATTAAATAATAAAAAAAGCACATAAAACTTCTCACAAACGTGGTGAGCATAGAAACTGTGCTTTGATTCTATCCCTAGAATATTTTTTAAACTTTCCCCAAAGTTAAAACTTAGCATACCTACTATGCTGTGCATTTTACACCTAAAACTCGTAGCCCTATTAAATAAACTTAGTATGATTTGTCGATAATCGAAGTTTACTACAAGAAAAACTGGTGTTCTCAATGTCTTGAAAGGTTATTGAGTTTTTAACGTACAAACGTGGCACGTATAAGTTAGCAGGGCTGATTACACATATAAATCTTAAAAACATATGAAAACAAATTTATACCAGCCCTGCCTAATAGATATTATCTATGGTAAATACCAAAAACCATAGACATTCTCTATTATAATATTGTCCAAAGATAAGACATAGCTATAATAACAGCATTAACAATTACTATTGCTCTAAATACTGCACTATTTACCCTTCTTTTATGTATTTTCTCAGCGTAATTAAGTATTTGATCACGCTTCCAGGCATCCAATTCAGGCATGCCCAATAAATATTTCCTAAACTCATCTCTCATTGTCCTCTATTTTATATTTACGATATAAACGTCTGATATATTGAGCTATACAAATAGACAATATAGTACCATATGCTATAAAAATAAGCTTTTGATATTGTTCAAACAACTCAAATGTACACTCACCATACTTAATACCCATACCTATCCATGTTACCACAATAGTAAATAGGGTACAAGACAAAAAGATAGCAAAGATGCCCACAAGGGCCTCTATTGCTATCCATATCTTCTTCCATATATTCCAATTATCCCTTACCATGAGACTCAAGAATACGTCTACAGTCATCATCTGTAGCTGGTTCAACAATTATAGTGTCAACTAATGTACACTTGACAACCATCAGTTCACCATCTTCAGGGATATTTTTATCTAACCCATTGAATCTAATAACTACGTTATGTTCTGTATCTACAGATTTTGTTTTTTGTACAAAATTACCACTATGTGAACGTTTGTTACATCCAATTAGTAATACAGCCAATGCTGCAATAAGTATTGCTTTCTTCATAATTAATAATGTTGTTTAGGATTATCACTTCTTTTTTTTCTTCTGATGCCAAATAATAGACAAACTATTAAATTCACCATGGCTACAATATTTAGCCAAAAATACATATCATCTGATGTATCTTCCATATAGGCCATACATCCTGATATAAAGGCAAGAACAATGCTGAATATGCACCATATCTCCCAATACTCTCTTCTACTGTAATTTTTCTTCATCTTCATTATGATTATAATTAATAAACCATACAAAGTTAACAACTCCCCAAAATAAATAGGCCCACGTCACTAAAATTAACACAGCAGAATTACAACAAAATGAATATGTGTATATAATATTCCAATCATTTATATGTAATATAATCAGATTAAATATCAATACTATTATAAACATCATTAAAAATGACCATCTTGGTCTTCTCTTTCTCTCTTCCATTATAAATAAGATTTAAGTTTATCCATTAATCTCTCCAATTTAGTACGTGGTGTACCAAATGTAAACTCTCTAGTTACACTACTACCTACAACAGGATGAAATCTAAGTGTGCATTTATATCCACATTTAATTAAATCTTTTTTCCTAATTACAAGTATAGCATACATCTGACCAAATGTTAACCAATGGTAATCCATACCAAGACTGCCTTCCATTTGTATAACACCAATATGCCTAATTGACATATCTATTACAGCATCTCCCCATTTATCAATGATAATACTATTGACATGAGCATAAGGATGAGATCCAGGTTGATATTGTGTATGAGCATTATATGGGCTCAAAGGCGCCTTCATAAGCGCCTCATAAGCCAATTTAACCTCAATAAACTTATCATTATCTCCTCCAGGTATATCTGGATGACACTGCATAGCCAAACTACGATATGCCCTCTTAATAACCTTCTTATCTTCTGTCTGAGGAATACCTAAAACCTTATAATATTCAGTCATATACTATATAGATTTATAAGTTACAAATTCTCCTAAATCATGATAATATATATTATGAACAAGTTCATAGTTTATATTACCATTAAATGGAACAACTATTCTATCCTCTTGACCTAATAGCCATTCATATATGCTATTAGCATAGCCAACTGTAATCTCTGTACAGTCATCTAATATTATTATTATTCTTTTCATTGATTAGATTTATTTCTATAAATGTATATTGTATCTTCACCCTTAATATGTATTAATGGCTCTATTCTTTCATCAGATATTACTACAGGCGCAGTAGTTTCATAATGATATGCTGTATAACAACCAGCTATTAGCTCTAATATAATAAATATTAGCATTGCCATAAATAATATAACGTGTATTCTTACATATCCACTCATAATTCTTTCTTTTTACGTCCTTTACCATGGTTAGGTCCATATCCTTTCTTTCTGTATGCACTTGGAGCCTGATTAGCCTCCATAAGCTCAGAATAATATTCTCTTAATTCTCTGTCCTTCAATGAATGAATGTGTTCACTCATAGTTATCTCCTTTAATAATACTCTGGTCAATGCTATTATTTCTAATGCATAGTTATTAGCAGCAGCTCTAACACCATCTATTCTGATGATGTTAGCTCTGCAATTATTAGCTAATGTATATATTTCTTCAAGGATGACATCACGTTGTGCGTTATTTAATGCCATATTAATGTTCTTTGTTTTCTTCTATTACACTTAAACCATAGTTTATTGCACCAAATAGTACAATAACTATTAACCAGGCCATAGGCTCAGGCATACTGTCTTTAATAACACTGCCAAACCATATACAAAATGCAAATCCACATAAAAATAGTATTGCTTTCATATTATTATCTATTAAGCAGGAATGGAACACCCTTTCCTGCTTGATTAAACTTGTCTAATAAATATCTCTGTACACCAAACACATTTATTTGTCTGTTAATTCTCTTGTGATCAACATCTAAATCAGTAGATATATAAACACAGAAATTAAATAACCATTCTCCAGCCTTATAGACCATAGAACCTGCAACATAAACTAGCACTGCACTAATTATAATTAAATATTTCATCTCTTTAAAGGAATTAAGTTAGTTTTTATTTTATAATACACACCATTATGTGACCAAACAGTAGTATACTGTTCATTATCATCTAATTCAGTCTGCATTTCAAACTTAGGACTCTGTGTAATACCCATTAAATCATAATAGGTTGTCTCAACACATTCAGCTAAATCTATTGTCTCCATCTCTCAAATATATTAAGCTTTAGACACATAGCTAACAATCTAATGGCTATCATAGGTAATAACCAATAACAGAATGTATCAAATACACCCAGTTTCCAAGATAATAGGGCTATTGCAACAATGCAAAGCCCTATACATACTAATATTAATTTAATAGCAACACTCATTAGTTCATCTTGATTTTACATTCCTGTATATTCTCAAAAGTTCTAATTGCTGCACGAGCTATTGCATCAAATACAAATTGATTACCATATTTCTCTACACATATAGACATAAGCTTATCAGAAAGCTCTATTTCATCTGCTTTATGTACATTAAATATGAAATCTAACATTTCTATATATTCTAATGTTAGTATTGCTCTTGGATTACCTTTAAATTTCTTTATTAAATCCTCTAATAATAAATTGATACCACTCATAATGATAATTGTTTGATTAAGTTTATAAATAAAAATGTCCTCTTGGGTGATATTAACGTGCTAAACCCAGCATATAAAGCACATGTGTGTTGTTCATCATAGACTTCAGACATTGTCCAATGATTACTCTTTCATAAAATTAAACGTAAGCGTTAATAAAGGCTCTCTGAATTCTATTAAAATTCTTAGTATTACGCATTTCATCACAAGGATGAATATAAGCATACGCAATATTACTACCTTCCCCATTGTATATCAATTTGTCAAAATAATCATCTCCATATAAATCAAGAGTGACATTCATCATATCAATATCTATCTTCTGTACCATCTCTCCTATTCCTGCAGAGATGGTATCAAAAGTCATTACAAATTCTTTTCCTTTAAATCTGTTCATAAGTCTACTAAATTATTTAAATCAAGTTCTTGAAAAGATTTATACACCTCCATCATTACTATTCTATCATAGTGAACAATGGTATTGCCCAATGGATATATCATTAACAAATCAAATGCTAATTCATCATTAACACTAAATATCGCAATGATATTACCATAAACATCAATATGATGGATATATAGTCCATCAACCATTACATATCCACTTCTAACGTACTTGGCCAACATATTCCTTAACATTAAATGTCAATGTAGAATGACACACACCAAATAGTCTCTCATCATATCTAACAGTTATTTCAAACCTTCTGATTAGACTAACCCTTACAATGTTGCTAGAAGCAACAAGAAGACCCTGCTTACTAAAGCGTGGTCTTCTGTTTCTTTTAGTATTCATTATAGTTTTTCAATATTATATACATTATCAGCCTCCATAACCTTATTCATCTTATCTGCAGCATCAGCATACATATTCTGAGCAGCCATTTCTCTTTTCTTACCTTCACTCACATAAGGCTTCTCAGTATGATATTGTTGCCAATTAGCCAATGACATACTATCTCTCTTAATCTCAATATCATCAAGAAGAATAGATAATCTAACAGCATCTTTCTCATCATAACTACATGTTAATGCCTTATAGTTATCCTTATTAATACTGCTCTTAACAATAGCCTTTGGAAAATACTCATAAACAGTTTTATTCTGTTCATAAGTAAACTCAACCTTATCCTCCCATTTATTATAACCTGTAAGAGTACATAATATATCTTTTCTCCAAATATAATGAGGAACAGAAGGCGCAACGTATAGCCCACATAATATCTCTACTGCTAAAGAAGGATTTGGCGTCGAGTTAATAATATCTTCCAACAAATCAATATTAACATTAGTTAATGTAACACTCAATAGTTTTCTTTCTATGTTATTCATGGTATTTTGCTACACTATAGTAGTAACTTCACTTGTTTTTGATAGCATTTCTTCAATGATAATGCTATATTTAATTGATTATTTGATTGTTTTTATGCTTTTATTCAGTACTCTTTATTCCCATACACGTATTCGTGTACTATTTATTCTCACTCAAACTCCCTTTTCATTGCATTATTCTCATACGCCTCGCCGTAGAAAGTTTGATTTATTGCATTATTCGCAATAATTAGCATAATGAGCGTTAGCAACACGCTCATCACACTAATTCAAACAACACAATCAAACAATTCTACCTATATATATAGGTAGAAAATATTATTAATAATACAGATGGATGACAAAGCCCACCCTTTGATGCGTACATCCCACCCCTATACACAAAGCCTAAAGGCTTCGCTATGCGAAGTCTTCAGGCGTTAATGCTTTCGAGTTCTGAATGAACTCGACAGTAAACGCTTTGCGTTTCTGTTTAGTGTAATGAGCCTTGTCAGCTCGAGATATCGAGAGATGACCAAGGAACTCGTAGCCATCGTCTGTTATGTTTAACATAACAGTATCAAGGTTGTCTGCATCGAGGTCGAGACAGAATGGATCGTCCTCGATGACAGTAAAACCTTTGCCTTTATAAAGGAAAGTGCGATAGCTCTTTCCTTCATAACGAGAACCCTTTTGGGTTTTCGTTGGGTCGTATGGTTTCGTGCCTGATAAGGCACGAATCATTAAACAATCATCGATATCTAATTCAAGATAGTTATCGACAGTTTCAGTTTGTTCTGTGGCTGGTTTTTTGTTTTGCTTTGCCATTGTATTAATTATTTATTAGTTTATAATTTAGTGGGGCGCATGCCCCACTTTCCCAATCCCAGGTGGGGTGGTGGTTGGAAGTACCCATATCTCTCACTCTCATAAACCAAAAAAAATTTCCAAAAAAAAATTTTTTAACCAAGTCAATTATTCCTACCTTTGTTATAATCAATTACATTATGGAAACAATGACCATTCAGAAATTAGAAAAGGATTCCAGCAACAGATTGGAAAAAGCCCAACGCTATTATGCCCTCATTTCAGCCCTGAACAATCTGTTCCTGACAGAAAGAGAAATTCAGCTGATAGCATTCTCAGCAGTGCGAGGATCAATATCTTTCGCAACTGTCAGAGAGGACTTTTGCACACTCTACAATTCATCATTCCCTACTATTAATAATATAGTGTCCAAACTTAAACGTTCGCACATATTAATTAAACAAGGAAAGCAGATTGTTGTGAATCCTGCCATTGCTCTTGATTTCTCCAAGCCATTAATTCTCCAGATAACATTAACAGTAAACAATGAACAATACCATGGAGAGACCACAGAGCATGCCCCTGAAAGAGTTCTTAGTCAAAAAACTAAGCCTAAAGTTGAACATTCCTGAAAGAACCATTAATGCTGTGATAACAGATCAGTTCACTACAGCATTTCAGGCCACAACCAATAACAACTCTATTGAGCTGTCAGGATTTGGCAAATTTGTGTTTAATCAGAAAAAGGCCCATGCACAAATGGCCAGATATGAGAGTCAGGTGAAATCGTTTACCACTCTTCTCGCTACAGAGGTTACACCAGGGTATAGAGCTGACTTAAATAGGAAGCTGATTAATGCGCTAAAAAATATTGAATATCTAAAACCAAAATTAATATGAGCTTAGCAAAGATATACGAGGGCTGGAAAAACCATCTTCTGCCTTCTTCCTCTCTGAGGAATGTGATAAACCAGGTATCTGAAGAAAGGTTGGCAATATGTAGAGCATGTCCTCTGCATTCAAGTAACAAAGAAGGATATACAACAGTAAGAGTGGACGAACATTGTACAGAATGTGGATGCTCCTTACTTCCTAAAACTAAATGCTTGTCCTGTAGTTGTCCAGTGGACAAGTGGACAAGTGAATTAACTTCTGAAGAGGAACAACAAATTAAAAATGAAGAGAATATTCAAGGTTGAGAAATTGGAACTGGAGGTTCTAATAGATCTACTGATTTCACTATATGAATCAGGAATAGATTATGTGGATATGTCAAGCGATAATTCAAATCCTGCACAGGATAAACTGATTATACAGACAAAAGACAGCTACATTAATCCCAAATGGCAAGAAGGAGATATAAGAGATAATGTATTCATCAAAGGAGAGAGTGATGACGATGATGACGATGATGATGATGAAGACTTTGACAAGCCTTCTTCCCAAATAGAGATACGAAAACTAACAGATGATGATATAAACGAATTGTTATGAAAAATCCAATATACGCTTTAACCATTAGTAAAGCCATAATAACATTAAATAAAGAATTCCCTGGTATACCAATTGGGGAACACATTGCTAATGCTCTACAAGGACTGGACATCTATAATATTATGGATAAGGATTTAGCTGATATGCTGACTACCTATATTGATGATATTACATTAGATGATTTTTACAGACATAATGTAGAATCAGATTATCCATCAGATGAGTGATATAACCAGATATGAGTTGTTGCAAAGTATAGCGTCTAGAAAGGGAGAGATAGAACGCATAGAAACAGCTATATCTGAGTTACTGAAAAAAGTCAAACAATTAAATAAACAAAAGGAGGAACTCAGGAATCTAAATTTTCTTGATGCAATCCTTATAAACGAACTAGATAATGGCACTGACTAATAAGACATACATCAATACAGAGCTAGATTGGGCTGAAAGCCAGCTTTCCTCATGGAAAGCATATGTTGATGCTAATCCTCTGCATACTCTTGCAGACAGAATTGAATGGAAACCCACAGCTAAGGGAGGTGCGATTCCTATGGTTATTGCTTCCATAGAAGCGCAGGGTAAATTTGTCCAGGAAACTATGAAAAACTATCTGGCCCTACTAGAAGTAGTGGATAAGCTGAGAGAAAAAGAGGGTGCTAAAAAAGAAGCTAGAGGACAAAGCACTGTTCCTCATAGAATGCAAACCCCAGAATAATGGAAATTAAATCTACAGAGTTCTTCAAGAACTTAAAGTCACTTCCCCCACCAGGAACCCAGGAATTTCAGGATCTTATCAAGTGGGAAGAAGAAAAAATTAAAGGTGGAGTCACTATAAATGGCGTGTACATTTCTGGTTGGCTCTATTGGCATTTAAATCATTGGTGGATTAGAATTGATGATAAGGATGAGTATGGCAATGATGTCAGAATCACATCCCTGCCAGAACTTCGTGATAATGAGTGGATTAGAGCTGAGACGCTTGAGGCCTGCAAAAGGAATAAAGAAGGTTATATGGAGGTGGGTGGAAGACAAGGTGGAAAGTCTGAAATGGAGGCTTCCTACTTTGGAATGAATGCAACATTATTTGAGAATACCCAAAACGTAATTATATGTGGAAACGACTATGACCTTTCACTACTGAAGGATAAGGTAGACTTTGGGATGAAAAATCTCTGGAAAGGCATTGCGATACCACGTTTGGATAAAACCTGGCGCTCCAACCAAATACGTTTAGGATATAAAAAGCCTGATGGGGAGGATGCGATTTGGAGCTACATTGTTATTCGTAATGCTAAGGATGGTAATGTAACAGAAGTGGCAGCAGGTACCACAGCTAAGTCCTTAATAATGGATGAGGTAGGGAAATATCCTTTCGCTGCCACGTTTAAAGCTGGGGAACCAGCAATTAAAGGGTCCAATGGATGGAGAGCTGTACCAATCTTAGTAGGAACAGGGGGATCATTTGACAGAGGACAAGATGCAGAAAATTTCTTTTATAATCCACGAGCTAATAACTTTCATGCGATACTGGATCCTGTTAGCATAGGGAAACTGGTTTATTTCTTTCTGGTGTATATCGTCAGGATTGCAAGAAAGAAATGAGTTTAGGAGATTGGCTGACTATTAATAGGGGTATGACATTCCCCAAGAATGCAGACATTCGCAAGATTAAAATCAAGGCAGCAGATATTCCTAAAGCAACAGCTCTTATAGAAAAAGAGAGACTTGCAGCTAAACTAAATCCAGATAGAACCATTTATCTGAAACAGATAATGTACTATCCTCTGACAGTAGAGGAATGTTTCTTGAATTCAGGAGAGAACATCTTCGATATTGAAGGAGCTAAGAGACAGAAATCCAGATTACAGGAAGCTGAACACAGTGGTACTCCAGTAATACTTCATGATGATGGAGATGGAGTTAAGCATTCCTTCACAGACAAACAACCAATCACTAACTTCCCAGCTAAAAAAGATGACAACAAAGACGCACCTATTATTATATATGAATTTCCTATCGAAGATCCTCCATATGGACTCTATGTTGCTGGAGTCGATCCATATAGACAAGGGAAAGCTGCGTATAGTAGTTCCCTTGGAGTCGTTTACATCTACAAAAGGATGCACTCCATTAGTGGAGAGAAATACCAGGATATGTTTGTGGCAAGTTATTGTGCAAGACCTGACAGAAAGGAGGTCTGGGAAGACCAGGCCAGACTCCTGATTAAGTTCTATAATGCCAGAGCCCTGTGTGAAAACGATGAAATTTCTTTCATAGATTATATGATAGCCAAAGGTGACAGTCATTACTTGGAACGCCAGCCTATATGGCTTCAGGAAATTGTACCTAACACTACAGTTAAAAGAGATTTTGGTATTCATAGGTCAGCTGAGAAAATTAGATTATTTTTGCATGGATGCTTGAAGAAATACACTGAAGAAGTACTCATTAGGCCAATTACTGATGAGGATGGTACACAGCCTGAATTGAAAGGAATGACTAAAATATTTGATCCTCTCCTCCTAGATGAGATGATTGCATATGATGACGAAGGAAACTTCGATAGAATAATAGCAGCTGAACTAGCTATAGCTCTCGCTATGAAACTCGATCCAATGATGGGAGCCATAGGTGGTGATGGAGATGTGAGAATAAGGGCTATGTATGATAAGGACAAACCTAAAAAGAAATTATTCACTGTAACAAAGAACATGTTTACAGCTAACAATAAATTATTCAAGTAAAATGGCAATAATCAGATACACCAAGGATGCTACCATCAGGTATGCCTACCTTAATATATTCCCTGATCAGTTCAAAACTGAGAAGGAGAAACAAGATGAGAGTTGGATCAAGAATACCATGGACTATTTTGCCAACAAAGCTTATGCAGAATATGTTAAGAATCGAGATACATTCGTAGGAAACTATGATTTAATGAAAGGATTACTCAGAATGGAAGATTTCTACCAGGAACCTGACGTGAAAAGTTTCACAGATTTACTTGAAAGGGATATGGAGTTACCTAAATATGTAAAGAACTATTCCATTGTAACCACTCCTATTAATGAACTGGCAGGAGAACTTACTAAAAGACCTGACACATATAGAATAAAAGCCTTCGATGATGACAGTAAGGCAGAAGAACTACAATACAAAACCCAAATACTAACAGACTACATAATGCAGGAGGCCAGAAAAGGCATTCTTGAAAAAGCTGCTATGGAAGGAATAGAAATTCCTGATGAGCAATTGGAAGAAATGACAATGCAGCAAGTACAGGAAGAACTCACAGATTATACCTCCATGGCAGAGAAATGGGCCAATCATATCCTTACGTGCACAAAAGCAGATTTCAACTTAAAAGAAAAATCAGAGGATGCATTTCGAGACCTTATGATTTCCAATAGACAGTATTATCACATCTATGAGGATAATAGCAAAGTGGGATATAACATAGAGGTATCAAATCCAAAGAATACATGGTGGCTTTCTACTCCAGATTTAAAATGGACCAGTGATCCCTCAGGGCGTGCTCATGGTGCATATGCTGCAGGCACAGTCCAGGTCATGGAGCTATCTGAAATCATAGAAAGTATCCCAGATATCACTAAGGAAGAAATTGATCACCTGCGCTCTTCTCTCCAGGACTATGGACTCATAAACGTAAGAGAATCCAATTTAGGTAATCCCAATGCTGTTGAAGGCCAGGATAGTATAATGTATGATACATATGATCCCCTCGTTCTTCAAACCAGAATGTTGATTGAATCAGAAATGAAAGAGAACAATGATGGGCTAAGAGACTTCTTAGGACTAACATCAAACGTCTCTTCTTTTGGTTATAAATATGTAGTGGTAAGAGGATACTGGATTGGAAAGAAAAAAATTGGTAAGTTAATATATATGGATGAGATGGATCAGCCACAATCTATATTAGTTGATGAGCATTATAAATCTGGTACGCATCCTGCTCAGATTTCTTTAGAATGGGGATGGATCAATGAATGGATGCAGGGAACTAAAGTAGGGCCAGACATCTATTTTGTTAAACCTTTCAAACTTTTAAATTATTGTCCTATCATAGGATTGGTACATGAGATTAAAAATACAGAGTCAAGATCCTTAGTGGACATGATGAAACCTTTCCAGGTTATATATAATGTATGTATGAACCAACTTTTTGAATTACTAAATAAAGAGGTAGGTAAAGTGCAACTGATGTCATTACGACATATTCCTATTCCTAAGGATGGAGATGCACAGGATGCATTAGACATCTGGGAAATGGAAGCGAGAAACAGGGGAGTAGTATTCGTGGATGACAGTCCAGAAAATTTAAAGGCTCCATCAAGTTTCAATCAATTCACAGCATTAGATCTTACCAGAACACAGGAGATGCAGACCAGGTATAATCTGGCTGTACAGATTAAGAATGAATGCTGGGAATTAGTGGGAATGTCCAAACAGAGAATGGGTAACGTTACAGCCTCAGAGAGCGCCACAGGAACTAATACAGCAGTTCAACAATCTTATTCGCAGACAGAACCTCTGTTCGTAGCACACGAATATACACTAGGTCATTTATATCAGGCCATCATAGATGCTTCTCAATATATAGAATGTTCTAAACCAGAAAGCACACTTTCTTATGTTACAGGAGAAGGAGAAGCTGCATTCATACAAGTTAATGGTAATGATTTGAAATTCAGAGACCTTAAAGTGTTTGCTACCAATAGACCTGAGGATACTCAAATGTTTAATGAGATTCGCCTTTTAGCACAATCTATTATCCAAAATGGTGGTAGTGTGTATGATATTATAGAATTGTACTCTACTAAATCAATGAGAGCTATGAAGAAAACCTTCAAAGATCTTAGAGATAAACAAGATGCTATGCAACAACAGCAAATGGCTACTCAACAGCAACAAGTTGAACAACAAGGTCAAATTGCTCAGGCTCAAATGCAGCAGGCTGCTCAGATGAAACAAATGGAGATGGAAAATCAAAACCATCAAAATGAACTTGATCGTATCAACAAAAAAGAGATTGCACTTTTACAAGCGCTTGGCAGAAACCCAGAAGCCACAGCAGACACAGATAAATCTGGAGTTGCTGATGCATTGGAAATGACTAATTTGGAGGCTGAAGAAAGAAGAGCTAACAAAGATCATGAGATTCAGATGACTGATATTCAATCTAAAACCAGTCTTGGTTTAAGTAAACTTGATGTTGACAGAGAAAAGCTACAGGTTGACAGAGAAAACATGGCAAATGATTTGCAGATAGCAAAAATAAATGCCAAGAACAAACCAAGTGGTGGTAACAAACCTAAAAAATAAATCAATTTAATTAGAGGTGAAAAATATTAATGCTATATTATCGTAAAAATTACACTAATTTGAACGATTATGCTTTGTTTCTATCAAACCTCTTCATAATTTTACTTAAGAAACCAATAATAAACTACATATATGGACCCAATTGAAAACAATAGCCAACCATTTGGTGACTTTGGAATAAAAGACACAATGGAAATGGGACTAGGAAATGCTGAGTTATTAAGGGATTTACTAGGACCAGATACTGCAACAGAAAATCCTGATGACATAACTCCTATAATTAAGGATGCTAATGATCCTCCTCCTGCAGATCCTCCAAAACCAAAAGGTAAAGAGGTAGCTCCACCTAAAGATGGTGAAGCTCCTGAAGTTAAAAATACAATAGGTGATTTCTTAGGCAATAATGCTGACGATGAAGAGGACGATTATACTCCACCTCCTACAAGAGACGAGGATATTCCACCAGCATCAAATCAGTTTTCTGCACTATCAAATGATTTATTTAAATTAGGTGTCTTCAATAGAGAGGAAGACGAAGAAGACGTTGTTATTAACACTCCTGAAGATTTCTTGCAGAGATTCACTGAAGAGAAAAGAAGAGGAGCTATTGAAATGGTGAATACATTCATTGGACAGTTTGGAGAAGATTATCAGCAAGCTTTTGATGCCATATATGTGAAAGGGGTAGATCCTAGAGACTACTTTACAGTTTATAATGAAGCTGTAAATTACGCAGAAATGGATTTAACTCTAGAGGAAAATCAAGAGGCAGTGATGAAAAGAGCATTAACTGACCAAGGTTTTGAAAGAGAAGACATAGATACAGAGATTGAAAGATTGAGAAACTATGGAGATCTTGAGGTTGTAGCCACAAGAAACCATAAAGTATTAGTTAAGAAAGATGCAATCAAGATGCAGGAAATGGAGCAAAAAGCTCAGTATGAACTTGCACAGAAAGCGAACATCAGAAATCAATACATCACAAACGTTCAAACTGTTATACAAGAAAAACTAAAAGCAAAAGAATTCGATGGTATTCCAGTTAATCCAAAAATAGCTGGCGAAGTACAAGAGTTCTTATTAGTTGACAAGTATAAAACTGCATCAGGAGAATTGCTAACAGATTTTGACAAAGCGATTTTGGATTTAAAACGTCCTGAGAATCACGCAAACAAAGTTAAAATTGCTTTCCTCTTGAAATTATTAGAGAAAGATCCAACTCTTTCTACAATACAAAAAGCAGGTGTAACTAAGAAAACTGATCAATTATTTAGTGAAGTTGCCAGACAAGTAAGCAAGGATAAAACCCCTGCAGCAGAAAGGGCAGCCAATGCTAAACCAGGACAATGGTTCTTATAACTTAGTAATAACAATAAAAAGACAATAAAATGAGTATTCAAACAATCCCAGGATTAGTTGGGTTTACCTACGCCAGGGTGGCGTCAATGGACAAGCGTGCTGTAGGTAAGTTAACAGACTCCAATCACTTGGAATCCTTCCA